CAATTGACGCAGCTATATTCGGGAATCCTATATATGGCGGTACAACAGCTGTTATAACTACCACGGGTGGACCTTCAAATCCTGCTGGTACGACTGTTACACTCGACGTTCATATTGATGAGAGACCGGCATTCACATCGATAACCGGGACTAATTATTATAGGAAGACAACGGTAGTAGCAGACATCCCAACGCCACCTACGCTACCAGTATAATATGCCAGAAGAAATTGATGAATCTAGAGAACCATGGACTACAAAGCAGAAGCTTGTAGTGCCGGATAATAATCCAGTAGATCGTGCTGTTAAGGCACAGGCTAGAAGATCTAGGGATTTTCACCAATCGCTATCACGTGAAACATTACCACAGGGAGATAAAAATCTTAACTTAATGCTAGCCGATATACGCAGATTAACAAGAATGATAGAAGGGGCTTCAATTTCGGCCGTTTGTAGCGGGAGTACAATAACCGTAACGCTTACTTGGGGGGCATGATATGAGTTCTATTTCGTTTACCGGGCCATGCAGCTGTTGCAGTGTAGGGTTTAAGGCGTGGTACTGGGGTAGAAATTTTGATGGTCAAAACGGAAGCGGAGTAGGTGATGGAGTAACATATATTCCTACTCAGATCGGTTCGGATTCTGATTGGACCTCTATACTAGTAGGTGCTTTTGGAGGGGCAATTGGAATTAAATCAGATGGAACGATCTGGTTCTGGGGGAAGAATTTTAGCGGTCAAAATGGGAATGGCGTTGCAGACGGATTAATTTATGCACCGATGCAGATCGGATCGGATTCCGATTGGGCAGCGATATCTCTAAATAATTTCGGAGGAGTAATAGGACTAAAGTCCGATGGAACGATCTGGTTTTGGGGTGCTAGTGATTGCGGACAAGATGGGAGAGGATCTGGAGGCGGCGGTATTTACACACCTACGCAGATAGGAACAGACTCAGATTGGGTAGCGATATCACTTGGTGATAACATAGGAGCACTGGGACTAAAATCCGATGGAACGATATGGTTTTGGGGAACTAATTATTATGGTCAAAATGGGAATGGCGTTGCAGACGGATTAATTTATGCACCGATGCAGATCGGATCGGATTCCGATTGGGCAACAATATCTCTAGGCCCTTTTGCGGGAGCAATGGGATTAAAATCAGACGGAACGATTTGGTTCTGGGGTGGTAATTTTAGGGGGCAGGATGGTAGCGGTGTTAGTAGTTCCGTTATATACGTACCAACACAAATAGGTTTTGGTGTGGATTGGGTTTATATATCAATAAACGATGTCGGAGGAGTAATAGGACTAAAGTCCGACGGAACGATTTGGTTCTGGGGGACTAATTCTTGGGGAGGCAACGGAAGTGGCGCTGCGGATTTATTAGTCCACGCACCGATGCAGATCGGATCGGATTCCGATTGGGCAGCAATATCTCTAAATAATTCCGTAGGAGCACTGGGATTAAAGTCCGACGGAACGATCTGGTTCTGGGGGGTTAATACTTATGGTCAAAACGGGAGCGGATCTGGAGACTTTGTAGTCTATGCACCGATGCAGATCGGGGTAGATTTTGACTGGGATAGTGCGTGTATAAATGAAACCGCTGTAATCGCAATTAAGCCGTGAACCCATCAATTGCGCTAAAGGCTTGGAATCTACAACGTGAACTGCGCGTATGGGCTAGGAAGGGATTCCCTGTTGTCGACGAAAATCAATTGAATGCCCGTAGTACAGCTTGCGAAGCATGTGACTATTATAACCGACGCGGAAATATGTGGCTTGGTGAGTGTACTGCTCCGGGTTGTGGTTGCACGCGTTTTAAGTGGTGGCTTGCCACAGCTAAATGCCCACACCCAGACGGATCTAAATGGACAGATATTGATTTGAATAAATCGTGAAAATCAACAATTAGAAGTTAACCCGTAAATCTTATGCCATCTGTACCTCTATCCCGCGCCTTTCGTGGCAAACCACAGCCACTCTTTCCGCAACAGCAAGTCGGTTCTACCAGTTATGTGCCGAGCCCGAAAGCGATGCCACAGAGCCCGCGAACGATGGCTACGAGCCAAGCTCCATCGGTACTTCAGCGTGCTCCATCTAGGGCTACTCCAAATTCTGGTGGAACTATGACTAGGGATGGAATTACCAGGACAGTAGCTCCAAGTGCATTTGGCTCATCGAATCTCTCTCCTACTCAAAATAGCGGAGGTACGCTTACTCGTGGCGGTATCACGCGTATCGTTGCACCGAGTCCTGTAAGTGATCCAGATATGAATAGCGGTGGCACCTTAACCAAGGATGGGGTTACAACAGATGTTGCTCCATCTCCTGTTTCCCAGCCTAAGCCGACTGCTGATCAACCGGCAAAGAATGATCCGTTAACAAACGATACTGGATCTGATGCGCTACCCGGAGAACAGGAAGAAATAGATCCCGCGAATGCGCTTGGGTTTAGTCGTAAGGGATCTTCTATCCCTAGTGGAATAGATTCTAGTGGAGAGGGACATATGGGAGGAACTGGATTATATGCCAAGAAGTTCTCTAACCCTAGATCGGCTGATCTTTATGGCAGTTATGTGAAGAAACTCTTCGGTGATAATCAGGTGTGAGCGTAGCGCTTGCGTTCTGCCATCGCATGATCGATCGCTAGTGATGCTTCCTTGACCGTGAGGGTAGCGCACGTCTGTTCATCGAGACCTAGCTGGCGCATGAGTGAAAGTTGACGGCCAGTGGCCAAACCTAGATTAAGTCGAGACATCACACGTCCGATGATCTTGTGAGCATGCCCCTTGTATTTTATTTTTGAAGTATCTATTCCTTGTTGCTGGAGAAATTTGATTTGGCCTTCTGTTGGCGCTACTGATTCCCAGTTATCTCCTGGAGTAAATTCTGCGAGCGCTTCATCGCCGACCATAACCGACCATGCAAGCGGGTCTATAACACGTGATTTCTTGCGTGTATGTTTACGTGCTTCCTTCTCTAGCGCTTTAATCATGTCGCGCTCTGCTTGTCGGGCTGCCTCTTCACTTGGCTGGCCAAGCTTTTTCATCCGCTCTTTAACCTCAGGTTTATCTGTAAAAAGATCATAGGCATCACAGAGATCGATGCGATCTGATACCCAGAGTGGATCGAGAATGAGTAACGTTGGTTTGGCACTCGTTGCAATTGCGGCACGTCTCTTCTCTGGAGTATTAAGCCCGTCTACTACGCCAGCTAAAACGCGAGTACCACGTCCTATCATTTGGCGATAGAACCCGGTTGATTTTGTAGCACGAGCGATGACAACGCAGGACGTATCGGGGAAATCCGCTCCCTCGACGTAAAGTGCACAATTTACCAATACGGTCCCGCGTCCTGCTCGTCTATACGCCTCAGTCTTTTCATCGACATCAAGGCAGTCGCCAGAGACGAAGATTCCGTTAAGGCCGTGGCGACAAATTGCATCGGCTAGTATCCGTGCGCACTCGACGGATGGAACGAATGCTATCGTCTTCTCGTTTGCTGCGATCTCGCATATCTGTTCTGCCAGTGCTTCAAGTACAGGCTCAAGCCTAGCGCTAAGATCCTCTAGTTTGAAGTCACTACCATTTGGTGTGCGTCCTGGACGTAATCCGCGGATATCGATCTTGAGTGGTATATTCTTGGTTATTGGAGGAACAAGCCAGCCATCACGAACGGCGTCTATAAGCGAATACGTGTATGCAATTGTCTGATACATTTCACCGAGAGTACGCTTCGAAGAAAGCTCAGGTGTTGCGGTAACGCCAAGGATCTTTGCCTTAGGCTGGTATGTTCCATCTGGCGGTGGAGTCCATCCTTCCGCAGATGATTCAGCGCCATAGTGGAAGTAACTCGTTATCTTAGAAAAGGATGCTGATAAATTGTGATGACATTCATCGACAACGACTTGCGAAAAGTGGGTATCCGGGAAACCCGTTAAGCGCCGATCCCGACAGAGCGTTGGAACCGATGCGATAACCACTGGCGCTGTTATGCTTGCATGAAGATCGGCCATCTCGATCTCGCACTCCATGCCTGTCTCGTCTTTAATACGCTTGGCCGTCTGGCGCACGAGCGCATCGCGGTTCTCAAGGATGAGTGTGCGTCCGTGATTATTGATCCACTCATTGGCAGCTAGTGACGCGAATATTGTAGACTTACCAGTTCCAGTAGCCATCGCCAAAAGCTGGCGTTGAAACGTTTTCCAGCCTTCAGTTGTAGCGTTCTGAGCTGCAATCTGGTAATCGCGTAGGCTAAACTTTAACGGCTCTTCAAACTCTACCTCGAAGACCTCATTCATCGCAGCCTCCGTCGAGAGCGAGGTATTCTTGAATTTCTTTTATGGCTTCTTCAGACGATCTGCAAACTGCGGTCATGTTTCGCTGGTGCTGTAAGGCGATGATCATTTCTGTCTGCTCATCTGATACCCTTCCTGTAGGTGTTTTCATCTCTATCCATAGGCTATTGAACCGACCACGGCCGACAGCTAGCTGGAGATCTAGTGTGCCAGCTCGACAGCCCTCGGCTTTCATTCTGGCGCCATTGCGCGGGGAGCGCGCAGCCTGTAGAGGGAATGCCATGAGTAAGCGTTCTGGTATTCCATAGGCGCCACACGCATGGTGCCACCATTGAATCACAGCCTGCTGAATCTGTGACTCTGATGGGCCGGAAGATCGTACGGAGTTCTTTCGGAACTTGAAATCTACTGGCTTGCCCTGCCGTTCAAGTATCGCAGCCAGATCTGCATCAGTCAGTCTCCGGGGCATGTAAGATTGGGGTATGATTTTGAGCCGCTGGTTTGTGTCCACCTATAAGTCGACGATAAAGCTGGTTGGCCTTATTGAGCTGGGGTAGGCGAGACATAGTACGACGGCGATATTTGGATTTTCTATACGGACGTTCAACGATCTTCATGTGAATTGTAAAATCTTACGTTCTCCTTGGGTTACGAATGGGCGTAATTTGGCATCGAAAAGTGTTTCAGCAGTTACGGCTGCTTTACCTGTTTTTGGAACGCCAAGCTTTTCGGCGATCTGGTCCTTTACTATGGTTACAGAAGGAGTGACGACGCTAGCTAGCGCGTCGTCACCTGGGACTAGATCGCGAAATTCCTGTATAAACTTTAGCATGTCCGGGAACGAGTAGCTACCCTTGGTGATCTTGCGTGTGATTGTTACACCCGTACCGGATTGGATTGATGCCACTGTGTCTAAACGCTCGTGCAGCATTTTTTCTGCATCTTCGGTTGGTCGATTGAGCGTGCGCGCTGTTATAACCCAGTCGGCAAGAGCGGCGTCATCTGGCTCACGCTTGATATTGGCGAGTAGTTCTGGTGTGAGTTTGAGTTTCATGAGTCGTTGTTCTTCTTTGAGTGCCGGGCATTGGCAGCCGATACACCACGCGCATTGTTTATTTCCTGAGTTTAGCTCCATCGAGTTATCGATGGCCTTGTTTACGAACTGTTCTAGCCCGGCGATAGCTGCGTCTATGTTCTCGATCGTATATTCGCTGACACGCGGGAATCCTTCATCCTCGTAATTACGTGGCTGGATGATTCGAATTCTCCCGCGTTTTAGCGTAGGATAAGCGCTCTTTAGTAACGCCGCATATCCGAGTAGTTGCCAGTTAGATTCGGCGATATCTACCGGATTATAACCGGTCTTGTAATCGTCGATGTTGAATTCAGTTACATCGGGATTTATTGCGACGAGATCTGGATGCCCTGTGAGAATGAACCGACCGAACTCACATTCGAGTGGTACTTCACATTCCATAGACCAGTCGCTTGGAGTTCCTTCCTGCACGGTCCTAAAGCAGAAGTTTACGATCCAATCGGTAATATGTTTTCCTGGTTCATAGCTGAATCCATTTGGGAATCCATTATCAGTGGCTCCGAGCTCATGAACTAGTCGCCATGCTATATTGGCGTGGATATCCGTACCCTCATCGCCCTCGTCACCCTTGCGAGGGGCTACTATGCGAGTGAGTGTAAGTGACCCATTACAGGACAACACGCGGTCAAGTTCACTGCAGCGGATTGATGGCTTCATCGATGCATCATCCTTACACCGAATACTCCGCCTTCAATGAGTGGCCTAAGCTTGGGCATCTCATCGACGAGCGTACCACGGAACTTATTGGCGCATCGTTCGGCGATACCGATATATTTCAACGCCGACTTTTCGGTGGCAAAGTCAGCTGGATCTTCAGGTTTCTTAACCAGAACACCGCGCTTACCCATAAGTGTTGACGCACTACCACACTAGACAAGATTTCGTGTCATAAGCCTAGTTCTGTGGCTTTGGCTAACCCGCAATCGACACCATCTTTTGTCACTATCCAACGTTTTTTGAGTTTTGTTTTCATAGTTTCTTTCAAAATACTCTCCTACCAGTTGAATCTACTTCACGCTTGGCCTCGAACTTCACTCCATTACAGACGGGTAATGGTTGGCCTTCTTTGTAGCCGGTACAGAACGTCGTCTTGATAGCCTGATAGTTCACGGTCTTGATAACAAAGCAGTCGGGGACTTTAGATATATCCTCGACGGTCGGAATGAGCACGGTCTTGAACCTAACGCCTTCTACTATAGGTGCATACACCACTGGGGCGTATTTAATCGCCTCAATCTTTTTCTCTGTCTCGGTCTTTTGCGCTTGTGGTGCAGGCTCATCATCGAACTCGATCTCGATCGTAGGTGTAGCTGATTTGGCTGCTTCTTCAGCGGCAAGCTTGGCCAGTTCTGCTGCCTTACGTTGTGCTTCAGCTTCCTCTGTTTGGCGTAGTTTCTCCAGTCGATCAAGCTCACGAAGGCGCTCGGATTCTTTCTCTTCAGCTATGCGCGTCTGTTCTACTTCGAAGTCAGTTAGCGCCTTCTTGATTGAATCTTTTGCGCGTATGATGCGCTGGGCTGGTCCGCGCGCTGCATTCTCGATCTCAGCGCATTTGTCTAGGAATGGTTGCTTGATGATCTTCCGTGCTTCTTCCAGCTTACGGCCGGCCGTAGTAAGGCGGATCTGTAGGTCCGCGGCCAGTTGCGCTGAATTAGAATCAGTGATCTTTAGCGTAGCAACCTGTGCCTCTACGGCTGTTAGCGCAGAGACGAATTTAGAGTCGACCAACACCAGCTGGGTAGCCGGTGTGATCGCTTCGAGTACGATAGCCTCACTCAATCGCCATCTGCGCCGTGTCGGACGCAGCCTCAACTGGAGTTATTTTCTTTACCTCGGTGAGCAGTGTTCCTGATTTACTATTGAGTCGGCCACTCAGCAGGAGCGAGACAGGAGTTCCGATCTCCCATTCTTTGGTTGGGATCAGCCCATCACCAGAAGGGTTCTTGATTGCACCGCCGAAGTGGTAGACATCACCAATGTATCCGCCCTTAAGTGTAGCACGTACTGATGGTGTATCCACGCCAGCAAGCTTGATATTGAGCGCGAAAAGCTTGTCAGGCACGCATACAGTAACCAGCTCTTCCTTGTCTTGGAGAGATTGCCGAGGTGTCTGATTCTTGGGGGGCTCTGGCTTCTTTTCTTCGGTCTTGGGTGCTTGTGCCGGCTCTTGTTCTTTGACCACGGGCTTCTCTAGTTCGACAGTTTTCTCTGGATTCTTAACCGGGGTAGCCGTGACGTCGATTGCAGCTTCAGCTGCAGCGGCACCTTTCTTGGCGCGCGGCGGAGGTGCTGGACGGGTAGGCTGTTGAGTGGCGCCGGTTGTTTCAGCTTCATTTTCAGAAGTAGTATTCAATGGCTCGGCATCGACATATTTAACGTCCGAATCGACATCCACTTGAACGCCCTGGTCGTGGGTAGCTGCTTTCTGCATCTCAACAGAAAGAATTCCCCATTTCGTCAGGGCATTCTTTATCACCGTCTTGGTAGCCATACCGTCAAAATCAGAAAACCACGGTGAAGACTGGTAGCCCTTTTGATAGGCCTTACTGAATCGCTTTGCGTGTTCTTCAACTTGCTTCTTGGGCCAATAAACTACTTTCGTGAATCCATTGAGTAACTCAAAAGCGCAGAAATATCCGCCCACTGGTTTGACTGGGTCATATTCAGACCAATCTAGCTTTGGCTCACCAACGAGATCATAGCCAGCGAAGGCTTCTGAATTTAATGGTCCAGCATTCAGTCTTTTGTACTGGCCGGACCGTAGTGCGAGTTGGATGAATCCCTTATAGCCACACTGGAACTGTGCTATCTTTGCACCAGTTTTATCACCGTAGGCAACGATGTGCGCCATACCAAGTGTGGGGTTTACTGGTAGGTCGAGTGTAGCTGCGACCATTGCGGCAGCGATTACTGAGCGTGGTTCGGCATCTTTCAGTGCGGGCATCTGCGCTGATGCGACAATAGAGGCCATGAATTGATTCGCACGTTTTCCCATCACTTCATGGAAACGATCTCGGTATGATGGAAGTGCGAGATAGTCCTTAACAGACTGTGGGCGCTCCGCTAGTTGTGAGTCAGACATGGCTTAGGATTTTGCTTTATTGGATTTTTGTTTCTTAGCTGAAGTATTGAAGGCATCCTGAATCGCCTCCCACTGGGTACCGGATTCAGTACGCTTGGCAGCTAGTTTAATGAGGTGGATTGTCCAGCGTGGAAGTTCCACGTAGAACCCATAACGTTTCTTTTGTTTCGGCATAAGACATACCGATGGCAGGTCGGCATATTCCCGTCAAGCGAGAAATATATTTACGTCTTCCTATTGCCTGCCTGTGTGAGCTGAGTCGGGAACCTAGTAGATCCAGCTGCCCCGCCGTCACCTAACTTATGTGTAGATCCATTAGCTCCGTTCTTATGTGCTAAAGGCTTAGGGGCGCTCGATAAATCTTCTGGTGTTTCTTGAACGTCGAGCTTTTGCATGACCTTCGCTCGCTCTTCAGGTGTGAGCATCTCGATTTTAGCCGATACATTTACTCCGGTCTTGGTTTCATTTGGTGGTTCGGTAGGTGGATCCAGCGGCTGTATCGCACGATCAGCATCTGCCTTAGGATCGAGCACGCGAAGCTGCTGCCTATAGAAACTGGCAACCTTTTCCTGCACTGCGGGAGTAAGCATGTAGAATTTCTCTACAAGCGCAGATGCCTGGGCCGACATCTGGAGCGATTGATTATCGCGCATCGACGTGAGCTCTATCTTGGTTTTGAACTTTAGATTCCTAACGTCGTCTGGTGTTAATGTGTCCACACCAAGCGTGTCGCCTTCAAGATACGTGTAGACCTCCTTGGGATTAAGATTGGCTAGCGTCACATCTATCTCACGGGTAAGCAGCTTTTCTAGTGGCCCTTTGAGATCTTGGATGATCGGCTGAAATAGCTCGTCCCCTGACTTGCTTACCTCAATAATTCCAGTCGCGAGTTTCGCTGACTGCATGCCAGCAGCCTGATCATCATTTGCGTTGGTGACACCGGATTCATTCATCGCCAGTTGCATGAAGAACTGGATCATCGTGTGGATAGCATCGAACTTTGTGTCTGTTAGGTAGACCGGTTTGCATGTCTCTTCTGGTTTCATCCCAGGCTTGAGAGAATAACTTCCACCCCAGTTCATCTTGAGACTTGGATCACGATCACCCTCAAGTGTGTTAGTTGGATTCCAAAAGTCCACCCGGCCAGATCTAGATTGGCTGAAATTCCACCGATTAACCAGTAGATCGGTAATCGTGCCATATGACTCAAAGAGCTCCATTATACCGAGCCCATACCAGCGGCCCTCGACTGGATTTATGCGTACGATCTCGATCGGACGCAGTCCATCGGTTGTGATATTTGCAACGTGGTCGTAAAAGATAGGGGCCTTTGAATTACGATCAGCGATCAGCATGATGTTCTCCGCCACTCCGTCTTCATTGGCATCATACCACATGTAGAACTCTGCAAACTCGCTGATAGGCCCACCGGTCTCTACGGTAGGAGCTGCCTGGAAATTATCGTTAGGTCGATTCTGGCTATCGATCGCAGACTTTGGCAGTGGCGAGTTGTTAGATAGTTTCTTAATTAGAGCCAGCATCTTCTGAGTAGCTCCAATACGCTCGTCCGTGCTATCGTCGACCATGCCGCGTTTCACCACAAGATCCACGAATTCCATCACTGGCTTATCATAGAGGTGAACAATAGTATCTGCCGTCTGTACGTCGGTCGCTGTAATTGGGCAAAGGAAGTCTTTAAAGAAAATCGGCTCAGAGCGCGCACCCTCGAATAGTATCTGGCGACGATTGAGCGGAACCTGAGTGTAGATCGGGGCTGCTGGTTTTTGAGTTGTTTTATCGCGAGCTAAAACCTGATTTCCAGTTCCATCTTCGGCGTCAATAAACTCCTCTCCTTCGATGATGTGATTACCGTCCTGTGCACGGATTGGCTGGCCATCTACATCGGTGAGTACGCGCGCCTCCACGTTGAACATCTGGTCACGCACGACATAGGATGTCTTCACTGCGCATTCTCCAAGAATTAACGCACGCTTAATGGCACGTTCCTTGTCATCGCGGGACCCTGATTCATGAAGCTTGAATCGGCAGAATCGCTCGATACGTAGTGCGCGTCCCTCGTCATCCTGTGGATCGAACTCAGGGACTGGAGCAGGATCTACTGAGAACCATGGATCAGACCCAAAAAATGCATTGATCGCCTTGGCCTGCATCTGGCGGCAGATGCGACGGACAAGAGGAACAGTGATATTCGAAGAGTTGAATATGCTTTCTGGCCCCATTGTGAATGGGCGCCACGAGACATCGTTTAAGAATGTCGCATCGTAGCGCGAGCGTTTACCCATGAATGTATCCGCAGCCGTAACCAGACCTTGGGATGCGAGCGCGGTATTTGCGCCAGCAGCTACTTGCCCGGTCCACCACGTGGGGCTATTCGTCTGATTGCGTCCCGTCTCATTCGATAGCGTTTCAAGTCGCTTGAACGCATGCTCGATCATCTTCTTTTCCTGTTCGGCTGTTAGCTTGAGGGCAGATTGAAATGGAACTTTAGGCTCTTCTCTGGCGATAGCTGGTGCCTCAACGTTTCGTAGCGCTTCATCTGCCTTATGGATGAAAGTGGATACCTGGGAATTATTGGCGCTCATTAGTTAGATTGGTTAGGCTACTATTGATAAACGTTCAACGCTTTACTCCAGCTGAGATCATCTGCTTCACATTCTGGTGTTCCTGACGTGCGATCTCATCGATACGATCTTGGGCTTTCTCTTGATTGAGGATTCGGAGCTGCGGAGCTATCGTGATAAGTCGATTCCGAATACGCTGACCAGAGAGCTTGTGATAAAGATAGTACTGCTCCTCGGTCATTATGTTGTTACCGATCTTTGTGCTCTTGCTTGGTTCTGGTACGAATACATTTTTTTCGCGAAGAACATTATCAACCGGATCGTTATTTTCTGTAGAGACGAAACGGCTGGCCGGGGGATATCCTCGGGTACGACCTTGCGCATCAACCTGCGGATTACCCGTTCTACGTATAAATGGTACGCCGCTTATAAGCGGGTTATTATCGTAGGCTGTGTTGTCGAAACTCTGGTCAACCTGCTGAAGCAACCGGTTGTAAGGGATAAGTAAATTTGCTGGTATGCTTCCGAGCGTACGCACGACGTTGCCAGTGACATCGCCTTTCCCGCTCAGACTCCCCATGAGGTCGGATAGACCACTTAGCATAGAGGTTTGGAATATGATCTGTGGAGAATGTGCAAGCGAGTCGGCTACCTGACTTCCTAGAATCATGTCGGATTTAGCCTTCTGATATTTCATCGAATCAGCGGTATGACCGATGATTGCTAATGGCACGATCAGTGGTGAATCGCGATAGGAGATCCATTTATTCCCAACCTTTATTGAGTAGGGGTTCCAACCTGATGCTCTTAGCTGATTGCGCTTCTGTGGGTCATCTGGACCAGAGGCCGATATATTTATCTGTCCTCCATTCACGATATGTCCGACGAGTCCGGCCATCAACGTGGTGCCTATCACACTCTGCAGATATAGCCGGTGCTGTTCGTCTTTTGTAAAGTTACGCCACTGGTTTTCGCCCGTTCCACCGCGGCGGTAGCGCTCACCCTTCATACCGAATAATGCCCTAGAAGCGCCCAGTGGCGTAAAGTTGGTCGTCGCGTTGAATACGTTTGCCGGGACGCGAAGAAACATTGCCCATGGCTTCAGAACAGGTACGCCTGCGATATCTGCATCACGTACAGTGTGTGCAAGGTTTCGATAGATAACGCCAGCCAGACCTACTGGCTCATTGTTATATGTAGCTTCAGCGGCAAACTGCTCGGATTCTTTCACGGTTTTACCTCCAGCTTCATTTGCGGCTCGGCGCTCCTCAATGATGTCGGCCACGCGTCGACCTAGATCGATACCTGTATAGCCTTCTTGCATTGCCTGCACGCGGGCGCTATGGAATGCCTCGGGCGTGGTATGCAGGGCTTCGCTCACGCGCTTGTTTAGTTCGGCCCCAGTGAATTCACCTTCGAGTAATTTAGTGGCCACCAGTCGAGCATAAGCTTCACGCGCTGGATAATAGAACACGGCATCAGCCGCTTTCATGAATCGTGAGATCTTATCTAGTAATCGGGCTCGTACGGTAAGTATATATCCAACCGTTTTATTTAGCCTAGGAAAGTCACGAGCGTAGTCGACCTTAGCTAGTGCATTACCAGCGCCAAGAGTTTTATCCTGGAAGTCACGGGTTCCTCGGCCGGTTGCCATAATCGACTTCGCCTGGTCCCATCCGAGTGGAATACCGTCTTTGAGCCCCTGCATGATCGCGCCGATCTTCGATGGATTTACAGCTGCGGTGGTGCCGAGTTGTGCTACGAGGTTAAGCGCATTGCCTTCAAGATTCGCCGCCTGCGTTGTTGGACCGGAAAGAATATTGAGCGTGAGATTAGATGCCTCAAGATCTAGAGGGTTAACACCTTTATAGATATGGAGTGTATCGGCTAATTCGATTTCAGCGCGAGCTCTCTCAGAATGAGACTTAGCTTTGTCGACGGCATCAGCGAGTTCGGCGATATGCTTAAGCTTAACCTGAGAGATTCCGGGAATCCCGAGCGCGTTACCAGCGAGATTTATTATGTCGTCACGGGTAAGCACCCCGAGGCGGTTGAGTTCCTTGGCTATGTCGATGTTTTTGAGTGCATCGAGCATCTTATGCGCCGGTTTAGTGTCGTACTTTTTCTTAAGCTTTTCTATTGCGGCATCGCGCTCTTCTTTAGTCTTTGCCTTGTTGAGTTCTTCTGCGGCCTCGGTTGCGGCTTTATCGATATCTTTACCACCCATATTTTGCTCACGTTGACGAGTAGCCTCCTTTGTATATTCCATTGCCGACCCTACTGCTAAATTCTCGTAAATCTTTGAGTGCATCGCAACGCCTTGGCCAGACTCTGTGGATACGCCTGCACGTGTGGCCGCGGTGATACGTTGAATATCTTGAGTAAGACGTTCGACATCTTCTGGCTTTGCCGTACGGAGCGCATCCATCTTTTGCTGGATCAATACGCCTCCAAGTGCGACGCGCGTATCGGCGGGTAGCTTACGATCTGAGATCAATTTCTCTGCCTTCGCGTCTCCACCTTTAGCAATGAGATCACGCGCTTCGGCCATCCGGTCATTCTGAGCGCGGACATCGTGGGTGATATCTTTGGCCGGTACTCCGACTTCACGTAGGCTCTCGGGTACGCGGCTCTGTGCGGTCTCCTTGCCCTTTGCGGCGCGGCGCTCCTCGCCAAGCTTAATGGCACCACGAACGGCTTCTTCGACCTTGGCCAGATGCTCATCATGGTAATCAGGGAACTTGGCCTTGAATCGATCGATCGCTAGTTTTACGACATCGTTGACCGCGCGACCGGCGCGGATAGCAAGGATCGCCACATCGATAGCTGCATTGTGTGCCACATCATAAAGTGCCTCGGGTGCTGAGTAGAGCTTGCCAGCGGTCTCACGCTTCATCGACTTTAGGCGATCAATGATGTCGGGCTTAGATGTCTCCGCGATCGGTTGATTACCTAGTTTGCTTGCACGAAGGCGACTCAACGCAGTCATCGTCTCACCGGCCATAGCATCCTCTAGTGCTTTACCTTTGATCGTAGCGATACCACCAGCCTTAAGCTCGGCAATTCGATCCTCACGCTTCATCATCGATGGCGGAATATCTTCCTTCGCAGGTTCGATAACCTTAACCTCTTCGATTGGCTTTACGCTTTCTTTTCGAACAGGCGCCGGACTTGTTTCTTGGGCATTTTGTTTTCCTTCGACTCCGGTAGTCCGAGTTTCTTCTCGCGGCGTTCCCAGCTTGGGCTTTCGGCTGCTTCGTGGCTGCTTTCTCGGGCTTTCGATAGGGCGATCGCTACTGCCTGCTTGTTCGCTTTGTCCTTCCCGAACTTCTGCTCGGTTCTCTGGAACTGCGGCCCCTGATGGAGCTCGCGTATGTTGTACGATATTTTCTTCGGGCTGTTGCCCTTCATTAGCGGCATTGGATGGGTTCTCCGTTTTGGTGGTTTCTACGAAAGGTGCTTTAGATGAGGTAAATCGTTCGTGTGCGGCAGCAACTTCTGGGTGGCCTACTGCGCTGCCAGTATTTTCGGCTGCTTGTATAGCCTCATTGAAGAACTGTAGTTTGAACCCAAGAAGATGGGCATCATTTGCGGCTTGAGATTTTTCTGCTGGAGTTCCCTTGCGCATATTATCGCGTGCCTCTTGACATTGTTGCTTAGCAATATCTACACTCTCTTTGAGGGAACTGATTGCCTCAGCATCTCCGATTGCCGCCGTACCAATGCGATAACTCTCTCCAGTCTGCCCTTGAGGTTGTTTTCGGGTCCACTCGAAATAGTCATCTGGGGACATATCGAGCACGGCCTTCGCGGTTTCCTTTGGGCTAGCACCCTCTTTGGCTATTGGCTTGGATCGCGCTTCTTTGTCAGCAGCCTGCTCCTCAGCGAGTTTGCCTTTAACAATTGGCTCTGACTCCGTGAATATCTTTTCAAGTTCTACCTGTGCTGCAGCCTGTTCCTCGGGAGTACCAGTGTGAGCTTTTTCAGCTGCATCTGCTAGCCGATCAATTACCGTCTGATGTTCTGCTGGGATCGTAGCTTCGGGTGCTTTAGCCGCGGGCTCCGATTGTTTAACTGGCTCTGGCGCAGAAGGCGGCTGCGTTGGTTCTTTTGGGGCAGTTGATCCTGGAGCCTCAGGTATTTCTGGTGTTGAAGGACCTTTACCTTTTGGAAGGGCATGGGTAAATGCCGACATCAGCGCGGCAATGACAGCCATGTCTGATCCTGCTTTCGAGGCATCGGTCATACTCAGCTTGCGATTAGGGTCAAAGATAGTCTTCGCGGCAATGTCATTGGCCATTTGCTGTGCGAACCCCAGCCCACCCATCTCAACGCCTTCTGAAACAACATTAGCCACGGCCTTGCGACCGGCGCCGCCGATAAGCCATTGCGCAGCGGAGTTCTTTCCGCCCTTGGCCGCGCGCTCTAGTAACGAAGTAATAAGCGTAGATCCGGTTGGTAGGCTCGACACACGGTTGAGCATACGGCTGATCGGCACGAATGCAGATCCACCTATCGCACCGCCAGCAAGTTCTGCCATTCCGACCGACCGAGTATATTCGTCTTGGGTTATCTGACCGGCGTCTAGCTTAGGCTTTAGAACAGCGACGGCCTGTTGACGTAAAGAGTTCGATCCCTGCGCAGCGCCCGTAGCCGCTGTTAAAATTTTGCCAATTGTAGCGATCGAGGTTTCGCCCAGCCCAGCGGCTTTACCGATCTTTCCAGCAACTCCACCTGGTACAAATAGTGATGCCATTTGACCTGCCATCTCGGGCGCAGTACCGGTCACGAAACTATCACGGAGCTTCTTGCGTACATCGGGGGTGATTCCTTTGACGCCTATCTGTGTGTCAACATTCTTCTCGAATTGATCGAGTGCGCGAGTGACAGCGTTGTCGTCAGGGTTGATCACCGACTTGTCGATCAATCGACGGGAGAAGAAACTAGTCGTGCCCTTGACCGCCTCAGACATTCCTTTGAGCGCGCCGCGGGTGGCGCCGGCGAACATCTCAAGACCCTTTTCCCCTAATGTTGGATCGCGCGTGATATCCGTGATTTTCTGCTGCTGATCCTGGGGTAGTCGTGCGAACCTTTGCTTGAGTAGGGTATCTACGTAATTTTTTTCCTGCTGAAGGTGTTCTAATACGATGGGTGTGACCCTCGTGGTTGAGTCATTTTTGAGAAGGTCTTCCAGTTCTTTACTCCGATCATGGAGTTTAAGTACTGAGTTTGGATCGACCGGGCCACGACCATCACCGAATTCTTCTGCGAATGCTTTGATCGGAGTGCTGCCGATCATCTTCTCGCCCTTGCCAGCTCGGATATAAGGTTCGGCGCTCGCGAGCGCATCATCAATCTTTTCTTGACCGGTCATGTCGGCCGTTGGCTTGCTTAGTGCGCTAGCTTTGTTGAACTCGCTTTCAGCATTCTTGCGCAACTGCTCGTTTAGTTGCAGATTCCTAAGGTTGTCTTTGTAGGCAGGGTCATCTTCAAGTTTACCACCTCGTGCGCGTACTGCGGCGGCAATCTCTGCCTCTTGGGCTTTGTAAGTGTCAACCGCCTGAGATGCTTTAGCCGCAACATAGGCGGCGCGGTGACGACTCACCATATTGCCTAGGTCGCCATTGGGTTTTAGACGCTCGCTGAGCGCATCTCGCTGTGCCATCTGCTGCTGGAGCGTAGCGGTTAGGGCATCAAGTTTAGTCGGATCAGTTGTTGTTGCTGATAGCTTTTCGGTATCTGCGATCTGCGCATCAAGATCATCGCGCTGGGTCTTTACAGTATTCAGTGACTCCGTGGCATCATCGAGTAGTGACTTCACTCCGGCCAATGCCTCTTGGTGCTTCGCGTGAACATTTCGTTTCTGAGCGGCTAGGGCTACCTTTGCGACCCGGTAGTTTGGTGACTTGGTTAATTCCTCGATCGATCCGGCCGGCTCTTCAGAAAGCGTACCATCTGGAAGCTGGTGGTACATGTTCTCATCTGTTGGATCGAGTCCAGCGACGACCTGTGGCTCCTTGAACTGGCGTTGGCCATAGCGGTCACGCATCATCAGCATGGTATCGCCAGTCTTCGGGTGCTTTGTTAATTCCCATTTTGTAGGTGTGAATTGTGCACGACCTTGTTCGTCGACGACCGGAGTGATCTTTCCAGTAGCTGGATCAACGTAATGTTTCTGACCATTAGCAGTAAACTTCTGCAGCTGCTGAGAATTGTACTCGGCAACGTCGGCCTTGGCCTGTTGGGCAGCTTGGCGGCGCTGCGCGACCTCCTGCTGACGCTGGTACTGGAATTGGTCTTCAGCTTGAGCCTCGAACTTTCGATCATCGTGTGGATTGCTTATCGATGACATGTCTGGCGCCCATGCCGTAGGAAGGAATGGATGCTCGGCAGAGCCCTGTGCTTGGCGTCTGCGCGTGATTTCCTGCTGTACCTGTTGCTGGCGTTTAATTGGGTCTGCAGACCATTGCACGGGTTGCTGTGGACGATCACTCTCGAACGTTGGAATCTCTCCACCTGTCGTTCCAATTACCTTTTGCTCTGGCTGTTGCTGGCCTAATTCTTGGTCGGTCTGTTCATACGGTTTAGGCGCAGACGTGGCGCGGACAGCGGTATCAAGACGGCTGCGCGAAATTGGCCTATTCGGATCACCTTCGATTAAGGCAGGGGAATCCTCTTCATCGTCGACAGTTTTGTTAGCTGGCGCTGTTGGCATTAGAACGCTGGCTAACTTCAGACTTGGTAAATGTCAATTTACTAGGAGTAGGCAGACCCAGTTCCCGTATGCTGTTCCGCGCCCAATGGAGGCGGACTAAATATGCTTCGTTCTGGGATATATATGGTGGCCTGGTCGATGAGCTCAAGACCGAGTGAAATTGAGAACACATCGTCGTCGTGATTTCCTTCCGCTGCTTCTGATCGACCATTGTCCTTAGTAACGAAGTTTTCAAGCTGATCGAGTGCGTTTGAACAGTAAATATCAATACCTTCACCTGGAGTATCCCATTCACGGATACCCTTGGCAAGGGTATCGATAAGTTGCTCGCGTGTTTTTACGTTTGTTTGAAATCCAAGCGCCTTCGTCGTCTTAAACTCCATCTTATTGAAAACCTCTCGTTGATAGAGATTAGCCCCACGAAGTTTTAGGAGCTCTGTAATTCCTCGATCTTGATTCATCTCAATAGCAATTTTAGCATTACTTCCTGGTGGGCCGTAATAGCGAGCTAGTTTCCATATCGAATCCTCAAGCACATCTATATCCCATCGACACGGTACTATTCTGGCTGCCGTGCATGGACGAATCCACTGGCCTTTGGCGTTCCAATATCCAGCGCGGAGTACAAACACCGCATGGTAGTCTGGATCTTTCCCTCCAGTCTGAGTTATGCCTGTCATAGGATCTACCGGTACTATGTATCTAAAGTTAGGCGTTGGTTTCTCGAAGATAGTTACCTTAGCCTCGTTTGCCTGGACCTTCCTAAATCCATATCGTCGATTGCTCAGGTCTTCAAATATACCGTAGATCGGTGTGATAAGTGAAGCACGTTTCCTCATTACACTTATGCCGGTGTAATTGAACCGCATCTTGCCTGACTTCTGAAAGGCCGTACGCTCGTCCTTTGGGAAATCTCGATCGAATATATTCTTGTCGCGCTTACACTCATGGCGGATTGCGTATCTGCGCCACGCTAATTGCTCCCACACGTTGAAATTCTTTATAGAGCTACCAAGCCGCTGTATTCCTTCTTCCTCTGTGAGGTAATTCTCTATCAGTTCCTTTTCTCCTTCGTATTCATCGTCGGCATCAAGCGTCTCTTGAATGTAGCGCTGCTGTTCTTCGGTGAGACGCTGTGCAGAGTCTTCGAATTCAAACCAGGGTGCAAATACTCTCACATATGCGCCAGGACTTACATCAACCTCACCTGATAAAAACTGTTCGGCTGGAGTCGCATCCCAATAACGTTCGGGAAATTCCCCAGCACTTCCTTCAGCTGTCGACTCCAGTATAATCATAGTATCTGGAATCGTTGGAACCGATTTAAGTATGTTCGCCAAGACCTCTGCTGTATTGGCTACGCCGTGCTCTCCCCAGCGTGCTACCTCGAATGCGTGTAGGACTTGATGCGTACCACCAACACCAGCTAGTACGTCCTTTGCGGTTTCACCTATCAGTTTAGATCCATGCGTCCATCGACCTTCCTTGGTGTTTATATCTCCGTCGTTCTTCCAGTCTAACTTATCGTTCTTTGAATATGTCTGCATCATGCCCCACGCCTCGGCAACCTGTGATAATTGGCCCCCTATAAGGATCGCAGATGCAGAGCGGCGCCTTAGGGTGTGGTAGACGGTTGCGGCGAAGTACGTGGTAGATCCCTTTTGGCGGGGCTTTAAACCGATGATACGAACTGGAAGGCCAAGGTCCTCCATCTTATCGATCACCATCTGGATCTTATGCTGAAGGTAATTCTGCTTGGGTGTGAAAACGCCTTTCGATCGGTCTTTACCGAAGATCTTACAGTAAGGTGATTCGAACCACGCACCTGAATGGGTTTGTAGTGCTGTTTTGATGAAGTCTTGTTCGGTCACGCTGGGTCGTGGGTTAGTACATTTGTTACACTGTTAAATCCAAGCTTCTGGTAAAACTCCACGGCGTCACGAGACTGTAGGACGCAGATTGTCTGGCTCACGCGTGGATGTGCGAGCACGGATTTCATTAGCAGCGTGCCAAGTCCCGATCTACGGTGGCCTTCACGAATTACCAGATCTGTTACGGATGAAAGCGTTATTCCGTCTGTAAGCACGCGTGCAAATCCTAGTTGCTGTTTGTTGCCTGTTCGCATATACACACCAAAGCACAGTGTTGCATTGATAGCACTAAGCAGCTGGTCCTCAGTGAACCGTTCGCCCCAGTAACTCGCGTGGATCGCACTGACAATCCAGTCTCGATCAAGTAGCGATGGGTCGGTTGATACGAAGACGTCAGATAGCATTGGATAGCTTTTGTGTTATTTCCGCTCGCTTAGCAACAAGCCAATCTGTTGGGTTTGTAGCACGATCACCACCATTCAAACCTTCTGATTCTGGGTGGTGAATTCCCTGTACCCCAACGTGATCCACGTAGCTTGTACGTGAGATTGCGAACCAGTTACCAAGGATATTCGGCACAACCCAGTCCCAGTTAAGTGGGTCTGGAAGGTGCGTTATAGTCTGTACTATCTTTTCTACGTGCGATCGTGTTAGAAAGTATGATATCCCAGGGGCAACACGGCGCCAGATGACGTCTTTTGATGGGTCGTCTTCAAGTGTGTTACCAATCAGGGACGAGTGCGCTTTCGTGTCGTAGAGGCAGATCGGTACGCCGAAATATTTATCTTGGATCTCAAGAGCTTTAGCTCTCCAGTTAGGATCATGGATAGCATCGCTATCAGTAAGGTACATATGCGTATGATCATTTTTTTTGCACATAAAGTCCATGAAATGAGCGCGTCGCTGTTTTTCTATACCTACAGATATTAATATCTGTTCTCCGTCTGGATTCCTAGGATGTCTTACCTCGTCACCGAATTGTCTTAACCAATAATCATCGTATTCTGTAGATCCGTCGTTCCAGATTGATAGCAAGTCTTGTGGCTCTAGCCCAGACTCAACGGTTGGGAGGCATTGCTCGACGATGCGCTTGCGGTTTAAGCATGGAATATATACTATAATTTTAGTATTCATTACACCTTTTAGCGAACAGTGCTTGGCCATGTGCATACGCTACATCGCTGTTCTCCCGTAGGTAGGTTGAATCCAGTTCGACATCTGGATTATGGTAATGGTGTTCATGCTTCCAAACGATATCACGAGCTTCAATTAAAATAGCCTTTCCTTCGGACGAAGCCTTCTTCGCCTGGAAATAAACATCATCATCGCTGTAGACCGACATGTATCCAGGATGGATAAACTCACCGCGCATTTTGTAGTAAGCTCGGTTCATGATAGCCATAAAGCAGAATCCGTCTAGGCGGTAGCCATCTGAAATTGCCACAAATATTGGAATTCTCGTGAAGTATACTCCAGAATCTGGTGGCTCTGCCATAGCCGAGTGGAGTGTATTTAGTAGTGATTCATCCCAGTTAAGTGGTGGTACTACATCGTCCTGCATCTGGATCAGGATGTCTCCAGTTGATTCTTTTGCGCCTGCATCCCATGCAGGTGCGGAACCCTTGAAGCTACCGACTACCTGTTTACATTTGTCAAATACTGGATGTAGTTCAAAATCGAACCTAGTAGAATCCTTTTCGTTGAAGGCGAAAATATACTCAATGTTTTCTGGATGTACTGCATTTTTGAATACAGACTGCATAGCTGCTATAGCCTTATAAGGCCGTCCATAGCTCGCGTGAATGATACTAAATTTTGGTCCAGTCATAACGTTTTTCTGGGAACATGATTTCCTGCGCTAGGTTGAATGCCGATTGGTCTTTGAATCCGTGAACTAGCGCGTGGAGTTCACCGATGAACAGCTGATCGGCCTGTGCTTCTACCGATTGAAAGCAGTTGAGGATAAGGCTCGTGATATGCCAGTGATCGTGTGTGAAGTATGATACAGCACAATCCCAAGCGAAGTGCTGGGACACGCAGTCAAGATCGACTAGCTTTGCAAAGTCAGGACGAACAACGCAATTGCCGTTTATGTGTCCCCATTGAGTACCGCTATCACGCCATGCACCCATGATCCACTTGCCTTGAGCACGAGCCTGCTCCCATTCGTGCATGATTAGATATAGCCATGCCGTGGTAAGCGGAACACAGTCTGGCTCGATCAATAGCATTCCGGTAATGTCCTTCCATTCTCCAGTCTTTGTGCGGCCGTCGAGCGCTCGAAGGATATCAACAGCCATGCCATTAGGACCAGCCGGCCAGCCTTCCCATTTCAAATGGGACTTAAATGTCTCGGTCTGGAATTTATGCGAGACGTACATTATGGTCTCTTGATCTGGTTCACAATCGAACCGGTAGACGAATACGAACTTTATATCTGGCCGGTAGACTGGCTCTATGTCGGCAATCATCCGAGCGAGCTGCATAGCCTGTGGCTTATCTGATTCGTAGCATTGAAGTGCTATTATAAATTGGCTCATTTTAAATAGTATGCAGGTACTTTACCGTCTAGGAATGCAGTCCAGTCTGATTTATAGCGATCGATACCACCATGGCTCCATGCTTCGACTAGATGATCGCGGTCTCGACGGTAAATATATTGGTAGTCCGACCCAACAACACCGCATTCCTGGCCGTCTCGGTCGTGGTCGTAGTCTACAAAATTGTAGTACTCGTTAAAGTACTTTATGGCGGTTGCACCAAGCGTTGTAAATTCCTGGAACGATTGCGGGAATTCATTCCTACCAGATAGCGCAAATTGATCAAACGGAATCCCATGGATATCTTGAACTATCGATCTCATCTTTGGATATAGGCTCCTCAGGTAGATATTTGGGTGGGCAACCATCGTTTCGTATTCCGGTAGAAATCCTAGTGCCCTTTCGACATTTTTCTGCCATAACATTCTGGTCGTATTTCTTGATCCTATTTTAGAGAACTTCTCACGGAGAATTATTGGCTTAGCTCCAGGAGCATAATGAACAGGTGTAGTTGGCGTCCAGAACATGCAATCTGCATCTACGTGAAGAATTGCATCAGCATTTGGGCATAGTTCATCAGCCCTACATTTCATGAGTACATGATGCATCACGCCCTTACCTTCGATTTGATCGAAATAGACTATTTTAACCCACTTAGGTATATTTTTGAACTGCTCTCTTTCGGATGAAGGTACAACAAGCGTGGTGCCTGTAAACCCAGCAGTGTTTTTGTGGATAGATGCTAGGCAAAACCTTAAGAATGGAATATCTTTTGCGTGTGTTACGATCAATATCTCGACGCTTATCGATGTAGTTTTTATTACCGGTTGATACCTTGGTTTTGGTTTAAACACTTTGTGACCTGGTTCGTTTATGATCTTAATTTTATCTGTCTCATATGTGGATTCACATAGCGCTTTGCCTAACGGTATATCTTGTAGGCCGTCACGCCTGCACAACACATCGATCAGAGAACCATCCTTGCATTGATGGAATAGCGCAGTCTCAGGTCGAATACTGCTTTCTAGGAATTGCTCTGTTATCGGTAGCTGTGGGCGCCATATTTGCTGAATAGTTTTAGCCACATGGCATCGAGGGACAATATCGTGTGCGCACAGGCTATCCCATCCACAGGCTTCTTGCCCGAGCTTAGCGAGTGATGGTGCGAGTGTGCGCCATTGTGGATGGTACACTGCGTTACCGCTGAGATGCGGGACCGGCCCTTCACGTTGAAGAGCGCCCATGAATGGACGTCCGAAATTATAGTACTCAACGGCTATATCGCTTACCCATGATGGGCGCATTGGAACTGTATCTGCCTCGACCCAAAGCATAGCACGGTCGCAGAAATTTACTTCACAGTATTCAAGCGCTAGGCGTATCATCTGATTAGGAGAGCCAAAATATCCAAGTTCTTTAACGTCGTTGGCTACAACGATTGATAGATTTGGTAATCTTGAGTCGCCTATGGCGTCACGCTGTTCAGCGGTGAGCTCTGTTGAGCAAAGTGCTATTGTCGGATAGTAGTTAGGCTTTCCATTGAGCATATTTGACCACCACGTGAGCATCTTAACAGCGAGATTCCAATCGAACTTGGCAACTGGAATAACTACAACCAGTTCATCTGGATTTGTGGTATATACAGGACGTGAAAGGCGATCTTCTACGCAAGCTCCTTGAAAGCTCAAATCCGCCTCCTCTGTCTTAATAAACCACCAGCTTGAACACCACGTTACATGAGGTCGAATACCGATAGCTTCGGATAGTTCCATTACTGCCGTTAGCGCATCGCAGTTCCCCGTGCTATCGTATCGAGTAAAGAAATCATGGCCTGAAAATATACCACCTATCTTTACTTTCGGCCACCATGCTGATATATCTTCACGTATCGCTTCAACTGAGTGATTACCGTCAAGGTAAACGAAATCCAACTCGTAGTCATCGAATTTTCCTACTCCATTAAGGCTCATTGTTCGATGCAGCGTGCAGCGTGGGTGACGGCCTACCCCGTCACTGCATTGATCAAATACCTGGTCCATGTCTAGCTCGTTAGCCTGATCAAAATAAACCTTTTCTGATTGGTTTATCCACGGGTCAATGCAATTAAGATTCCCATTCCACTTACTAAGTATCGCAGATGCATAGGCACCGTAAAGAGTTCCGACTTCTACCCCTTTACCAGTTAGGCCAAGTGAATTAAGGAAATCCCCAATCTGATCCCTATGCGCCAAGTTTTTTAGCTGATTCTGAATAGTCATATTAAATTTCTAGTGTAATCTCCAATGTATGTATTGCTGTAGGTGATAAGTCCTTCTTCAGTCTATCAATTTGGTTTTGTATATCTTGGCATGGTACTGTTTTTACCCAATATCTAAATAATTTAGATTCCTGTGTATATATTTTAGCCGATTTAAATGCAGATCTAACCAAACGATAATTTTTAAATAGTGAAATTATGCATAAAACTAGAAGTGATCGGCGTTTTTCTCTTTTACGGTTATAATACTCCTTACCATAGGTAGACATATATCCCGGATACTGTCGGCGCCATCGTGCAGCATACTGGAGGCGTTTTACTTTAGATCGATAAGGCATTGGTCAATGTGTGATTTTGGCCATAAATTTTGCTATCACTCTAGGACCACCGGTTGCAACAAGTTCACTCTCAAAAAATAGATCAAACTGATCACTGCGATGCGTGGAGTGGTATAGATCGAACGATCCAACGAATTTTCCTTTTCGGTCATTTAAAGCACGCCTACGCAGTGTATCTGCGTCGATTACTTGTGTCTGCACGCGCTGGTGATGAGTTCCGCCTGTCTGCCAAGAGCGAATTAAGCCATTTCTAATGCGTTCGATTCCTTGTTTAGATAGTCTCATGACTTATTGTTTAGACTTGGCAGATCGTACGACCTACTTGTTCTGCTTTAAGAAAACGACCCAGTGCGTTTTCGCGGTTTTGCCACAGCGGTTGCCGAACAGCGGCCGCTCCGGCGTGAGTTGTAGGATCTGCGAGACCGGGATTTCATCCTCGCACCATTTGAAAACGAGCGTGCCCTCGTGCTTGAGCACTCGGAAGCACTCGGCAAAGCCTTTGCGCAGCATCTCGCGCCAGTCGCCCGTGAGCGTGCCGTATTTCAGCCCGACCCAGCCCTTCGCGCCATTGCGCTCGAAGTGCGGCGGATCGAAGCTCACGAGCGCGAACGTCTCATCCGCGAACGGAAGCGCCGTGAAGTCGGCGACGATGTCCGGCGCGACGATCAGAGACCGCTTTCCGCCCTTGCTTGATTTATCTGGCAGCTCGTGCCGCTCGCTTCGTTTGTCGATGAAGATTGCACGAGGGTCAGCGCGGTCGAACCAGAACATGCGACTTCCGCAGCACGCATCCAAGACGGAGGCAGAACCAGTCGCCACAGCGCAATGACCATGCGCGGTCGTTTCTGCGAGAGCTGGAGTCGGTAGTGGCATGGTCATGGCTGAGCTGGGTTGTTAGGACAAAGCACGCGACACGCGCAGCGTCATCTTGTCTGGGTCGGCGTTGAAGTCGTAGTTTGAGTGGACGCGCTTATCGAGCATCTCAAGCGTCAGTTCTAGGTACTCCATTCGCGTTGCGGCATCCCTAAGTCCAATGATTTCTCTCTCATCTTCGCGCCGATTTATTGGGTCAGGCGACGTGATTAGGTGAAATAGCTCGTCTTTTTCGTCAGCCTTAGCGCGCAGCCATGCTGGGCCGCCAAGCGGAAGTTTCATGTTGTCGATTAGTTTATCTAGTTTTTCTGGTGTCATAAATTCGGAGTCCTAACCATGTCCCCAGAGCCAACCGCTATGACGCCAGGGGCTTCGATGGGCCGGGTTGCGCGGTTGGCTCATGGACGGCGTTCTGCGCGGAAAGATCGTCGTGCTCTTCCAGTAGAGCGTTTGCTTTCTCGCCGATGGCCTTCGCGCCCTTGCACCAGTCTAGTGTCTGGCTTATCCAAATGTTTCCGTGCATATCACGAAACCGGCGTTCCGTATCCACGCTTGCCAGCACGCCTGCGCACTCCGCGAGCTGTTCTACCAGCTTGTCGCAGCGGTCGGAGTAGTGCTTTGCCCATTTCGCCTGATCGTCGGCGTCTGTTTTGGCGTTGGTCATCATTGCCTGCATCGCCCGCATTTGCGCCTCTCCATATCCATCGTAGAAAGCCTGCGATTGTTGCGAGGCGTCCGCCGCTTCGACCCATTGGGTGAGCTGCGTTTCTAGCGATTCAGCCAGCGCAGCAGGAACCAGCCTGCGTTCTCCACTCAAAAGATGGAGCATTTCCGATTCAGCGTCGGTCAAAAGAATTATCTGTGCGTTTGTTCTAGGTGTTTTCATAAGTTTGAGATTTAGGGGCAGAACCATGCATCAGAGCCAATGACGCTGCGCGTCATGGCTCACTGCGGGTGTTCGGCAGATCAAAGGGCGACATGAGATTTTATCCTCCACACGAGACGCGACGGCTTCACACTTTCATGCGTGAGCAGCAGTTTTGCTTCTCCGAAAGACTGAGCTTCTTCGCGCGTTCTGAACGCATGGGTTTCGACAACGGCCCATTGTCCAGTTGGTTCTTCAAGTATCAAACACCCGAAGAATGTTATACGACTATTGAAGGACTGAGCCGAACCAGTCGCTACAGCGCAACTCGGCTGTCCGTCCTTTTTCTTACGATTTTGTTTATTGCTCATGTTGATTGGTTGTTCTGCCGAGTGGCTGACCTGTAACGTTCGCAGAAAAGCGTTTCTCCACATCGCGGATGTAGTTTTTCACCTGCCAGAGCTTTGCCCGCAGGCGCTTGGCGATGTAGATGTCGGTTGCGCCACTCCGATGCTGCCAGACGATTTCGCCCAGATCGGAAGCGTGCAGCTCTGAGAGGTCGCGCATATTGTCGCCACCCTCGATTTCTCGTTTCATTGCGTGTAAGTCGGTCATAAAAAGATGCGAACCAGCGATTAGAGACAATGCCCTGCGCTGGACGTTTTGAGGTTAATTCGGGAGTTGGTTGTGGCGCAGGTCATGTCTCACCCCCGGCGTTAGGCGAGTCCCTGCCTACTGCGGTGCAGGTTGAATATTGCAGCGGCGTGCGGATCGTCGCTTGCCGGGCTCGCTTTAGGCGAAGCATCCTCCATGACCATTTCGGTGAGTTCTGTACGTGCGCTTGCCGAGCGCAGCCGCGTGAGCCGTATCCATAGGTGCGTTCCCCTGAACTTCACGAATGCCATGCCGTTCTCGTGGTTGATTTGAACGATCTTGCCGCGCCGTGTCGTGAATCCGATTGATCGGCCATTCGATGACGAGTGGCACCATGTCACGGAAGAACCGACGCCTAACAAAGTGCCAGACCCAACGAGCACAGCGGCTCCTTGGTTGGCTTGAGGTTGAGTTGTATTTTGGTCCATAAAGTTATTCTCGCTGTGCTCGTTGGTCATCACTGGCGTTAGTCCCACTGACAAAGTGCCAGTTGTAGAGCCATGATTTTACCGATTGAGCCGAGCAAGACGGCGTTGCGTGAACGTAAAAACAAGTATGCGGATTATCGCCAACCGGCACTAGCTTTCCCTTTGTGCTAGTGCCCCAGCATCCGCATATTCCATGAGATACTCTGGTAATTGTTACGAGTCGCCCATTCCTGCCTCCAAAGGCCCAACACTGTCCTACTCTCGGCCTAACCAGTGCGCTAGGCACAACGCCATTGCTGGCACCTTTCTGTTGAGCGGAGTCATTCATGGCGTGTGTCACCTTGGTTGTTCGCAAGAATGCCGCCGATTGTGCGGTCGTACGGGTCGCGGGCTCTACCCCACGGTCTGCATTTCGGCTCCCAGGGTGCGGGAAGCTCGTCGATGTTAGTCAGTTCGAAAGCGGATACGGTTTCGGCGGTATCATCTTCGCGCTTCACGATGCTCTCGGCCTGATTTTCAGCGTCCCTCGCGTCTTCGGCGAGGATCACGGTTTTGAATGTTACTTCTACGGTGTATAGTTTCATGGAGAAAAGAAGTGCGAACCAGTTTTTAGAGCCAACCCGTATGCTGCCACAGGTAGGCCGTTGCGTTTAGGTAGTTTCGGGCCGGGTGCCGGGTTGGCTCACAGCGATGTTCTGCAAAGGAGGCCGTTCGCCGCGCATCGCCCAATCAAGCCCCACGCATCCGCATTCGGTGCACTTAAGGATCAGGTGCCCATTTGCGCGCCCCGCATCCACCAGTGTCTCGACATGTTTACAGCTCCACGCCTTGCGGAGTCGGTCGGAATAGTCGGCGTTGTGCTGGTTTTTCGTGCTTCCGCATTTTGGGCATCGGCAATCGGCGTAAGCCGACATCGACGGGAGATAGCTATCGATCACGCCTGAGTATCCGCATGATTCACAAAGAATCGCAGAACCAGCTCGTACAGACAACCCCGATGGCGCCAGGGGTGGGACTTGAGGATTATTCGTTGGCATGGGTCGAGTGCGGGGTTGTCTGACGGTTGGTGTTCTGCAAAGAATATGACGCGTCTGGACACGTCAGGTCGATGGGCTCTCCGCATCCTTTACAGCGAAACACGCACCAGCCCACGTCCGGCTGGTTGGGGTAGAATACGCGCTTTCCATCCGCTCGGCATGTTCGGCGCACGCCACCACGATTAGCGTCATGCTCGATCAATACGGGTTGACCGCAAACGCAGCGTGATTTCGTGATGCGTCGGCGATCCCCACCATTGCAGTTCACTTCCTCGTATTCTGAGTCTGAAATAATGCTGACTATCTGCCAAACCGAAGAACCATGCACTAGACCCAATTCCGGGGCGCTATCCGTTGTTGCTTCGATGTTGTCCATAAAATGAAATACTGGGTTTTAGTGTCACGGAGCCGACTGGCCCCGGAATTGGTCACCTGTTTTGTTCGGTAAGGACCAGTACCAGTACCCAAGGTGCTCGACTGGCTTCGCGCCGCGCATGTCGTCCGGAGCTTTGTGCCAGTCTTCGCCAACAGTCTGCTCGGGTTCACCGTACGCGCTACACGTTGCGCCGACATATCTCGCGCCCCATGAATCACCGTCGAAGATGGGCTCCTCGTGCCAGTTTGGCTGAGGGTCCATCTGTCGGAGTACCGAACCATTCGCCACAGCAGCAACGCCCTTGCTCTGTCCTTGTTCTGGCGTCTGTCCGACGCTCTGTTTATTTTTTGTTTCCATGAGATTGATTCACGCACGCGGGCGTGGCTGAGCTGGGATGTTGGACTCCTCTGCGGAGCGTGTTGGTTGGTTATTCATTTGAAAGAAGATGCCATGCGAGCGCCACCACTGCTGGTACTTGACCGTCTCCACAGGCTGCAACCCGCTCCAGCCCATTGGCCATCCCATCACTGCCTCCAAAAACGTGGGGTGCGGGTATGTCGTTCCCGTTCGTCGGGAACGGTCTTGCAGCCAGTATCTCAGCTGACAGGTCCGCGTCCTTCCATCCTTCCTGATTAGAGCGTTTGTCGTTGCCCCTTGATGGTCGCTTTTGGTTGGGGTCGGATGCCAGAACCCATGCCCTTTTTCTTCCGTGGGAAGCACCGGCTTGGTTCGCCCCCAGCACTCCCCATTGCGCATCGTACCCCATGCGGGCCAGAGCAAAAAGGATGTATTCGAGACCGCGGCGAGTGAGCAGTGGGCTATTTTCAAACAGTCCGATTGCAGGTCGAACCTCACCAATGATTCTGAGCATTTCAAATGCGAGGCCGGATCGGGTTCCGAAGATTCCCGTGCCTGGTCCGCCAGAGGCGATGTCTGGGCACGGAAACCCGCCAGATACCACCCTAATAATTCCTCGCCATGGTACGCCGTCAAACGTGCACACGTTGTCCCAGATTGGGAAGTGTGGGAGTAAACCGTCGCGTTGCCGTGCGAGCAGTACGCTAGCTCGGAAGGGGTTGATTTCAACAGCGCAGCGAGTGGTGAATCCACAGAGTTTTCCACCAAGTAGTCCGCCACCAGTTGCTGCGAAAAGAGCCAGCTCATTCATTTAGTAGTTTTAAGGTTTAAGTTCGGAGTCCAACCATGCATCAGAGCCAATGCCGCTGCGCGTCATGGCTCACTGCGGGTGTTCGGCTCGATACGCTCTATCGTTTTCAGCGCGCGCGCATACTGTGCGATGATCCTGCGGTGTACCGGATGTATGGTTTTGCGTGGCGTATCGTTGTAAATCGGATCGGTCTTGTATCGCTCGGCATGTGTCTTCCACATCGCTACGCCATTTTCTAGGCCGTGTTTGATGTCTAGCCATTGTCTCCACGAGAGCCTAACTATTGCCTCACAGCGCAACGCCGGAGCTTTGTTCGTTTCTGTTTTCATAGCATTTTCTCCGGCGTGGCTGAAGCGCGGTTGTTCTCCAATGCTCCGGCCTCTTTGCCGTTGTGGTCTGCAATGCTTGTATATTCCGGCTCATCTCCGCCGTAGTTCACGAGCACCCAGTCAGCCCAAAGCTCCTCGGTGTTTCGCGCCCAAAAGATCCATGCCTCCCGCGCTGTTTTACCCTCATCAGATGCAGGCCATCCCTCTTTCGAGCCGTCCGGCACGATCATAAAAGAGGCATATCCGTTGCTTTTAGAGCCGACTATTTCCGTGTGGCATAGCCCGAGTTCGGCGGCTTTAGCCACGCATCTGGCGAGCCGCTCGGAGTCCCAAGCGGTTACAATTATTGCGTCATGTCGTATGTATCCCATATCGTTTTGATTGAGGTTAAAATCGGATGGAGAACCATGGCATTACAGACAATGCCGGTAATTACAGGTTGGGTTTAGCTGAGTCGGGTTTGTTGGCCGAATAAAGAGCCGCTTCGGTTCTGGCGAGGATAAATTTAGCGTCTCTCGTGATAGCGTAGATGTGTCCCCGTTGGTTGTTCTCTGCGTCGATTATTCGCGCAGAGATTAGGTTTTCGCGGCTCGCGCATTCCAGCTTGTCGATGTATCGCAGGGCGGCACGAAGATCGTCCAGCATTACCAGGGCCGCATCGTGCTCGCGGTCATCGGCGGTTTCCGTCAGAGCGGCCAACCAGCCACTAGAGCGCAACGTCTCTGCCGGTTCCTTGGTTTTCGATGGGTTGTCAGTGGAGTTCATGGTTTTTAGGTGTTCGCGGCAGATCCGTGGCTCACTGGGATGTTCAGCAGAGAGGGTTTGCCAGTGCGCGGGCCTGCGCTACCTTGTCATCGCTTACGAGGCCAGCGGACACGAGGAGCTTGATTACGCGCTCGGATTCTTCGTGTCGTTTTTGAGCCTGGCCTTCGATGCTTAAGAGCACGTCGCGTTAGTTCTTTATCTGTTCCTGTGTTTGGTCTTTTTCAGTTTTCATAGATTTCTCTAACCATGGTATTACAGATAATACCTTTGTAATGGCTCACTCTTGAAGATGGCGTTTATTGGATCATATCAATTTGGTTACGCGCTATCGATTCAAGCTTTGTGACGATGCGTGCTGGTGATATATCCTCAAGCACCTGGCATATCCCCTTGCTCTTTGATGGGCAGTAATCCGGGAAATGATTACGACGCGCAGAGTTAACGTGATGGAAACACGGCGCGCATGCACCCGTTCCTGAAATCGCTACGGTCGTTGGGCAGTGCTTTGTGCGTAGGAACCATGGGAATGGTCCGTAGAGACCAACAGCTGGTACTGCTAATGCTCCAGCAATATGGAGCAGTGCCGAATCGCTACCAAGAAATACATCAGCGTTATTCATAACCGCTGCAGACTGCCGAAGCGTAAGATCGGCATCGGCAAGGTTACGCATATTGTGAGGCATCTTATCTACCCGGATTTCCCCATTAGCTCCAAGTAAAAATACTTCCCAGCCTTTTTGGATTAGTGCAGTGCAGACTTCACCGAGCTTAGGACGAGGATAAGTTCGGCAGAGTGCTGATGTGCCGATCTGGATGCAGCATCGGCGTGTGCCCTCAACACGGGGGTAAGCTTCATTTGCCCAGATAGCCTCTGTGGCTTTGACCTTGTAGTCAGGTTTAATATCTTCTATCGAGCTTATTCCGGCTATCTCACCGAATAATTCGGTCATATGAACTTCTTCGGCGCGCGGGTTTCTCTCGATCGCGTTTTCAAGAAAGACCCATGCGTCAAATGTATTGGCGTTATCGATTTGAATAGGATATTCAGATATGTGGTCAACGTATGGCAGGTTAGAGATAACCTGGGCGTATGTGGCCATCGTAGAAACGGCGATATAGCAGGATGGCCATCGGCGCTTAATTTCTCGGAGCACCGGGGTTAACAAAACAAGATCACCAAACCCACCTGCACGCATAACAAGGATGCGCTTATTGTTCCAATCTTGTGTTTCGTCTAGAGTACGAATAGTAGCCAGTTTATTCATCGTTCCTCGGCTTGCGAGGACAAGTAGGTGGGCTGCGTTTATGTCGTCAATGAGGTAGCTATCTGGTTTAATTACCTGCTTTGAACCGAGATCTACCGTGTCTTCTAGTGTGAGTATATGCATGTAAAGTGAGGGTGTTTTGAAAATAGATTCCCGTCAAGCGAGAATGGGATTTTTGAGTTTTGAGGCAATCCGCGAGAGTGAAAGTGATAGGTCCTCCATATTCCTGATTTCTTGATCTGAGATCCCAGCCCTGAGTTCATTAAGCTTATTCTCGAATCTCCACGAACTAACATTGTGATCAAGTTTTAGTCTATCTAGGATCTGCCTGTGGGAATCGTAGGTCTCCATCTTTCGAAGTAGGTTTTCATTCTCATGGCGCGCTAGAATTATTTCCTTATCAATAGTTTCTCTTAGCTTTTTTGAAAGGTTATGGCCAAACGTTGCGTCTATCTGGCGTGTCTCAAGCCATGTCTTCCAGAATTCTCGCTTACCACTTTCTGTAGTCTCGCCTCGGATTGTCGATCGACACATTAGGACGTAGCGTAAAACGCCTTCTATATTCGTAGCCTCGTGATGCACCGCCTTGCGCTTTATGAACAGCCTGCTGCCCGATTTCGATGCCTCTATTAGCCCAACCTCTGTAGGAAGCTCATTGAGCTGAATCAATCCCGGTGCTGTTGCGAAGTAGAAGTAGTTACATAGCGGCAGATAATTTCTCCACTTCTCATCGCCAAGAAAGTCGGACCGGCTGACCTTTACCTCATAGGCTGTGATCGCTTGGCGAGTCCAGCTCCGCGGCATTACCCATGCATCCATACGAAGATAATTTCGTACGCTCTGTGTTGGGCCATCTTTACATTCAGAGACGAATACATCTTCGCTATGTTTGGCTTTTAGGAGTTTTATGATATCAGATGCGATCATGATTTTAAAATATATTTTCTGACGTTCAACCAGAAGTCTTCTGGCAGTTCCTTTGCTCCTATTAGTTTGTTGTCACGGTCGACGCATACCTGTGGTGAAAACAGCGTCGTCGCCGGCCGCTTATCGACCTCAGCAACCGCAAAAACGGTCTTAGTTTCACCTAGTCCGTTGACTAGCTGCACAGGTATTCGGAGTGAAATCATATGGATGCCGCCCAGATGCAGGCGCCTTTACCGAAGCACAGATGGCAGTTGCCGTCACCGTCAGTGTCGTTTGGGCATTCACGGGCGATGACACGGCGCGCTCGATCTATAGCCTGCTCAAGGGCGATAACTTGACTAGGTCCAAGCCCCTTCTTGGCATCGTCCTCGGCATGCACCAAATTCTTGAGTGCCTCAAGCATATCGCCTGCATTGGTCTCGCGTGAGATCAGTTCAGCGACGTGCTTACGGTCGCTCATTAGTTGATCGGCTGCGCGTAAGCAGCCTGGTGTTGGTTTATTCATCGTGGGAGATGTAGCCGACTATAAATGAGATGATAGCAATTAGTGCAGCTATAGCTAGTTGCCCTATGGTTATGTCATTCATGGCGCCACCTCCTTAAACGGCCAGTGGTGAGGCGTTGTGAACGGATTATTATGGAATCGCTTAGCATATGCCTCGTTATAGGCGCGCTTGAATTCGTCGCTACCTAACGCTTTAGCTTTTAGATTGGCCTCAGCCGTAGTTCCTTCACGGTAAACACGATTGTCATCTGACATCATGTAGTACCAGTCATGTGCTTCTAACAGTTTTTTGTATTCTTCGAGTGACATAAATAGGTTGGGGTTTCTCTAAATTTGCAGCGCTTGCTATGGTGAATACTCCAGATAGCGAATGGATAGAGCGCTAGGAGCAGGAGAAGCGTTTTCATGCGTCGATCAGCCTCATTCCTTTTGATGTGATAGCATATTTGTAGCTTACTCCGTATCGCTGGCGTTCAAACAGACCTGCATCGACCAGTCTTGTGCACGCTTCCTTGCTTAACGCTGAGTAGCTTTCAATAAATGGTAGGCCATGATCTCCGTATCCGAATGCCTGACGCCCCCACTCACGCTTTTCGAGCAATGTTTCAATCGCACTGCCGCTGTATTTGGGATATGGATGGATAAGTTCGAGTAGCTCCATCTCGCTGGCATAGTCGCATGTCTCCGCGCAGTGGCGCATGAATTTCACGTCGATGTCATCAAGATTATTTAAAGTTAACTTCATATTTGAGCCCCTGTTGAGTGATGAAATATTTGAACCGACCGTAACCGCAATTGTTTTCCAGCATATACCCGAGTTTTACCAGATGCTCACAAGCTTGTCGGCATATACTGGAGTAGCTTTCACTGGCTGGCATAGTAGCCCCACCGAATGTCAGCACCTTCCACTTTTCTTCAGCTTCATGAAACTCCACTAAGTTTTTGCACGACGAGTAAAGTGGGTGCGGGTGGATGAGTTCGAGCAGCTCATCAGATACCACAGGCGAACTAGGGAACGTTTGGCAGTAGCCTAGGATCTGAAGTTCGGTTTCGGAAAGTGCAGGCTGGGTTTTCATAGATTACCCTTGCTCTGCGTGATCTTCAGCCATTCACCAAAGCTTTCACTACATTCCGATTTAAGATAGGTCTGATAGTTTCGCTGAGATCGCGTCATCTTGCGGATAATTCCTATTCTATCTAGGTATTCCACCTCGCATGTAGGATGCGCACTCTTCACTACACCTGGCCTATCCTCGTCGAAATTTACGCCTAGATGATGTCCACGGTCTTCTATAATTATACCGGGCTTACCATAGACGATGACACGCCGGCCTATTTGTGCCGGTACATGGTAGTTGTCTTTGATGTATTCGAACATAATTAGTTCTCCAATGGTAGCAGTGTCGCGTCTTCTACGCGGATGACGTTAATGCAGTTGTATTCTCCGCCTTCTCTTCCCCAATAGCCTTCACTGTCGATCAATTCGATCAGCACGATCTTGCCGACTAGATCTTGATACCATGCTCCATGATTAGTGCATTGATTGATCAGGGCCTTTCGAGGCATTCCATCAAGGAGGGGCTTACGGTAAAAAGAGACGTGAATCATTTTAAAACCTTGTGCAGAGCGTTGCGTTGGCTTCGTAGGTGTTATTCGACGCACCATATGAGTTCCTGAAGCCCGAAAGTGTCCTTGGGTTGTAATTCGCCAGATCGATCGATAGCGCGCCGTACATTACATTACAGTAATGCTAGCGCCTACCGCGTGCTGGTTGGCTACAATGGACGGGGTAATCGCAACCACTCCCAAATGCAGTTTCGCGCGGAGCTTGGCCGCTTTGCTGCCGAGTTCGCCGCTTTTGCGGTAGGCCGCGCAGGCGGCGCGGGCAGACTTGGCTTCGATGCGACCACCGCAGAGCCAGATTCCAGAAGCATTGCGCCGCATCGCGTTTTTCTCGTCGGCCGAGAGGTTGGAGGTTTTGAAGAAGTGGATGTCGTAGGTATTCATTTTGTTTTTGGTTTTGTCGGCCGCTTGATTGCTTCCTTTGTGCACTTATACAACGGCGCATATTCTCGCTACACAAGACTGGGATTTTTGAATAATCGTATGACTTTGCTGTATCGTATCTTAAAACATAAAATAGTTTCGGCGCTTACTTAGTTTCTTGCCACGTTTACCGTCATAACCATACACTAGGTACAGAGCCTCTATTTTATATCCCTCACCATAACCACCAAAAACATCTATTCTCGCCACGCAAGACTCCAACTGCACTTTACAGCTCTTCCCTCTCGTGAGTTTTTACACTCCTTTTCGCAACTATCATGCAAATCGCACGAGAAGGTGGTTGACGGAAATGTGACAAGAACACACATTATCTCGCGTGCGTCCGAGCGCGAAAAATCTATGTCTTCTGATTTAAACACCATAGCAGCACAAGTTGCCTTGCTGGCGCCGGCGGCCGGAAACGGGATAGGTAAGGTCCTAGCCGACTCGCTTACCTCAGATAAGGAGTTCTTGCCGCTCCTGATCAACGCAGCCAAAGACGGCTTACGAGCTGAGCGGAGCTTTTGGGTTAAGGATGACCCCAGGGGAGGCGGCCACCTAGAGAGTGAGCCCGACATGAGAATCCGCGTACAGACACTCTTCGGGCTCCTTGCCCACATGGAGGGTGAGCCTATTAAGAGGATTGTCCATCAACACCTAAACGGTCCCACAATAGATCCTTTGGCAGCCCTACAAGAATCCCCGGCATTGCGTGATGCTGCACAACGACTACTCGACAAAAGTGAATACCGCGATGGCACGCGGAATAGGAAGGCCGCTGAGGCGCGCAGAGTCGCAGAGCTCGCTGTCGAGGTGGATTAGGCGTTTTGTGACGGGCTGCACAGCGTGATTATACTGTGACGGTCGTTTAAATATGGCCATAAACGTCGTTCTACGAGGGTAAACAAGTGCTTTGACGCATCGCTACAGGCCACAACGCAGGCCACACAGCACGCGTAGACGCTTCGATCGAGCTGGTGCGCGGGTCTGGGCCTACCTTCGCCCTAGGCGTTTTAAAATAGCGACCCACCCTATGCACCGATTGAGAGCGGCTACGTGGCTCGGCATCCGTCCGTAGACATAGAGCTATCCATGTGTTTAAAAATTTCTGGTCCGTAAGCAAAGAAGGATTTAGGCAAGGAAGCTTTGGGTGGGTAAAAATTTTTAAAAAATAAAATCTGCGAACAGGTCATTCTTTTGGTAGGATATAAAACGGGTGTTTTATGTGTTCAAAAATGCTCCTTGAAGTGATGCGGTCCGAGAGGTATTAGTTTTGTGCAGTGGGAGAAAATAGAGCTTACGCTATTTTCCCCACTGCAACAATACCTCTGGACGCTTCAATTGTAATAATAGAGACTGAACGCTTTTACTGCTAGTTTCACTAACTAACTTGACAGGACGACAAAAACACTTTTTAGGTATAAACACGATGAGTTTACTTAGCTGCAAAACATGCCGAGCGTGGAACGCAACCGAAGACGGCCGAGGTGAGTGCCGACTGAATCCGCCGATCACAGCGTGGCCGATCACGTGTGAGGAAGACTGGTGTGCGCAGCATAGTAATCGGACGATCACCGGGGGCGGGAAGGAGCCGCGGGCAAGTGATATGGCGATCCTGGAGATCCTCAGAAAATCCTTGGTGGAGACCGATGGAAGGATCATGACGAGATCGTATTTGGTAAAAGAAATTCTTGGGAAGCCCCCGTATAACCTGAGCGAGACCGCCGCGATATCGAGACTCAAGACGATGCTGCGCCGTAATCTCATCGAGCAAGGGCAGCACCCAAATCCAGATCCCTTGGTACCCGAAGACCCGGGGGTTCTCTACGTGTGGCCCACTGAGCATGCGGCTACCTACACAGAGGCACCACCGGCATTCAATTTGGTGATCACCGAGGAAGAGTTCCTTCGGCTTGTTCAGGAACTTGCGCCCACGGCGGCTCAGGCCACGAGCTTCCGTAAGATGTATAAGCATGTGCTTGCGACCGTACGGATCTCAATGACGACAGCACACAATAAATTCACAGCACTTCTCAAGCGTGGGCTGATCGTGCGCTGCGATAACCGGTACTACGCACCCGTAGATAAACTAGAAATCGAATAATTGTGAAACCATATATAAAAATACTTACGTTGATGCCAGCTATGTCCTTTGGTGAAATGGAGAAATGGGTATCAAAGCAACCCAGACTTATTGAGTCCGCCTTGGAGCTATTCACAAATGAGGTGATCATAAAATCAGATGCAATAGATTATGATCCTATATCAAATAAATGGCATGGAATATTAACTAATATACCAGCACAGAATAAACCTGTTACTAATGGAGTAACGTTTAAGAATGCTCGGATTGCGTTCCCACCATATGGTAAACCAGGTAGGTCAATCAATGAGATCGCAAGAATAATGAAAACTAACGGTCTTCCGAGTAGGTATGACAAATTAATCGGTATACTCGGTGGCTTCGAAGATGAAGGGCTTATCACCTGCACGATCGTCAACCAGCGCCGTCTCTACAATCTCGCCGCCGTGGAGGTCGAATGAACCACAAGAAATTCCTCTCCGTCGGAGCAGTCCTGCGCCGTAGCTTTCCAAAGAAGATTGGCCTCGGTGTAGTTAGGAGTCGACGTCCGCTGATACTTCCGCTCACCGGGCTCAAACGATCGGCGGTGTCGCCATGACCCACACGCACATCACCGATATCCCGGTCTACAACGTGAAGCTGTTGATCTGCGTGGCCGATAATCCTGCTTCTGAGCGTAGATCGCACTCGTCGTGGCTAGGGATGTACAACGGTGGACCGTTCAATGGGCTGGCGTCATTCCGTCATGGACGCGCGGCGCTGTTCTTTGATCGGAAACATATATGCCACGGGGATATCGCTCATGAGGTGTTCCATATCACGCATCATATTATGGGCTACCTTGGCGATAAGTTCACGCTCTCCAACCAAGAACCATATGCGTACCTCGCTGGCTGGATCACCCAGAACGTCTATAAACTCTGCACAGAAAAACGAATCAAGGTTTGGAATAAGTTATGAACGTCACCGACCACGCGATCTTGCGGTATGACGAACGCTATCTCGGGCTTGAAGTCGAGGAGGTGCGATCTCACATCGCGTCGTGCGCACCAGTTGGAATGAAGAACGGAACCTACCATCTACAATCCGAGGATCTTTACGTGATCTGCTTAGATGGGGTTGCAAGGACAGTTATAACCAAGGAAATGCAGGCAAAGCGTGCGGCCGTTAAGTCGAAAAAGAAACGAATAAGGAAGGAATAAAAATATATAATCAACGAACTAGAAGCAGTATATTTATAATATGAATGGATTAAAAGTAATCGCCACGAGAGAACCGTTTATTAACGATACGATCTCGATAAGGATAGCAGATATATCAAACATTGGTGTGGTCATAGTCGCAAACCCATTGATGTTTAGGTCGCTCGAATCCGATGGTGGAAATATCGAGCTGCCACCGGCCATACGGATAACCCCTGATGATGCTCAGCAATTCATGGATGAACTCTGGCGCGTCGGTATTCGCCCAACCGAAGGCGCAGGAAGTGCAGGCGCTATGGCTGCAACAGTACGGCACCTAGAGGATATGCGAAAACTAGTGTTCAATGATCGGAAGTCGTAATACTGCGCTGGCTCGTGCGATCCTCGCTGATCTTATGACGCGTAGGTATCAACCAAAACTCATCGCCTATAACCACCTAGTATCTGGAGCGTATGTGTGCCAGATAGGATGCCGAAATAACATTAGATTTAGAAGGAAAAGAAAATGAACATAATCTACTGCCGGGTATCTACGGCTAGCCAGACGCTAGAGCCACAGCTGCGTGAGCTACGGACCTACGCGACAGCTCGTGGTATCACCATAGATGAGGAGATTACCGACATCATTTCAGGGTCAAAGTCATCGCGCGCAGGGCTTGATCGGCTGATGACGATGGTACGCGCTGGACAGGTAAAGATGATCATGACGGTCAAGCTCGACCGACTGGCAAGATCGCTGGCACATTTCGCTTCGCTGATCGCCGAACTCAATAAACTAAAAGTAGCATTAGTTGTACCTGGGCAGAATATCGATACGTCGGAATCGAATCCTGCGTCGAGATTTCTGATATCAATTCTTGGAAGCGTTGCCGAACTAGAGCGCGATCTGATTCGAGAGCGTACGATCGCTGGGCTTCAGGTTGCACGTGCAGAGGGTAAGCAGCTTGGCCGAGTATCACCGATAATGCCTCGATCTCTAGATGAGCGACAGGCGATCGTGATGCAGTGGAGGCAGAAACCACGACGCACCTATAAAGAGCTTGGTAAGTTGCTTGGGGGTGTCGGCCCATCCACCGCATGGCAGGTTGACCGAAAGACGCCAAAGACAACGGTATTTGAGGTAGAGTGATTACGGCGTATCGTCTTCGTCCTTACACTACGTTAAGGGATACCCCTATATCCAGCCGGATTGAAGTCGGTTAGGCTCACATAATGCAGATAACCAATTTCACTCCGGCGAACCTGCCTGTCTTCGATCAGGCGCTGAACCCTAATTTTTTCGCCGCGACATCGGATGGTCAGATGGTCGAGCATGTAGTTTTCCAGCCACCAGCTATTTTGGTCCCTGTTCATGTGCAGCCACCACCGATTACCCAGGACGTAGGTGGTCAGCTAGTGACACAGACATTCCCGGCGATCGATGAAATGGTGACGGTTGTTCCTCCTCCGATAATCCGCGATATCGTAAAGCCAGGAGCGGTGGTCGATCCATATGAATCGATGGGTGTCGTGCAAGGTGAGCCGCCGAGGCTGTGCGCGTTGATCACATCAAGGCTGGTTGCCGCAGCCCACCACTATCCGATTTCCGGTGAAGTCTGGTTCTACAATCAACAGGGTATCGTGAAGGCCAGCATAAAAGGCTCAGTGGCGGTATACGGAGATCTAGAGATCTATGAGATCGATCAGGTCCAGAGCATAAAGCCGGCGAAGCTGACCAGCGCTCTGATGCTCTCCCAGTATGCAGGGCTTCCAACTGTATCATTCGGGTTGATCGGTAGTCGACTTGGACCATATGACTGGAAGCCAGCGGCCACACGGATGAAGATCCTGCGCGCAATATCGGGGACATCAGGCGTAGTCACCTGTACCGGAGTATCGGTCGATGGTTCTTACCTAGAGCCCGGAGATAGCGGCGCCCCTCATTATTTTATGTTCAACGACCAGCCGTACTACCTCGGGTCGGCTCGTAAACTCGGATCAACCTTTGAAGTTAATATGATCCATCCGTGGGCTAACAAGATAATTTCCCTATGAAAAACACGCTCATCGCACTCGTACTGGCGATCACCAGTTCGGCTTCCGCGCAGCTCGTCTACACCAATGAAGGCGTCACCGCTCCTCCATCGGTTATCCGTGCCAACGCTTCAGATATTAACACACTGCTCAATCTCGGGTCGGCATCAAGTTTCACTCTAGGATCGCTCCCTGGACTGACGTTCAGCGATATCACCGGAACACTTGCTACCAATGAATTCACAGTTGGGTTCAATGGGTCATTCACGCAATTCGCTGAGGTCTCATATCTCGCCAAGAGTTCGAACGACAGTAATAACTTCAAGTCGTTTGGGATCGCCAACGGAGATACCACGTTGTTTGCCTCGTACAATGCATCCTCAACGGCGACATGGCGTATAGATGGCACAGGGCTGAGCACGTTGCCTGCAAATACGATTACATTCAAACATCAGGATGCGACGATGGGTATCGCAGGAGATCAGTTTAATACCTCGATCTTCCACTGGTTTCTGTCGACTGATGATCCAAGTTTCAACTACTACGTGGCGTTCATTGATGATCGGGCATCAGATAGCCATACAATCGATTTTAACGATGGTATTTTTCTGGTCCGTACGAATACGAGCCAAATAGGATTCGATCCTGTCCCGGAGCCATCGGCCTACGCGCTATACGGCGCCGCGGCGTTGATCTTGTTAGTTGCTGTGCGTAAACTAAGGTTTAGCCGGACCGCCTAGTGAACGGTCAGGTTATCTGAAGGACCCTGCCTCTTAACTGGGGCAGGGTTTCAGTTTTTAATTGGCGCGCGGCACGCGGATGGCATTGACGTTACCGAGGACTCCGAAAACTGATAAAAGCCAAACTAACACAGCGATGATCACGACGACGTTGATGATCTGCTTGATCGTATTTTCCATAGGGATCTTGGTGTTCACGAGCCACATTATGACCCCGATAACGACCAAGATGATGATAAGCGATATGATGGACATGGCGCAAGATATCAGGAGTAGCTTGGTATCGCCATAGGGTGTAGTACCACTCAAGGCGGGTTATACCCCATCGAACAAAATGGTCAACCGGCGTACTATGCCGCATGCCCGATCACAACCATCACCAGAAAGATTCGCTCCATATACTGGCAGAGTCTCTAGACAGGCTTGGTGATAAAATCATAACAGCAGCTGGATTATTTCACAGGTCTAGATCCGATGCTGCTTCAAAACAAGACCTGCAGGAAATAGGAACTAAACTCATGAGTGCCATATCAGACTTCGCCACTGCTCAAAATGCACACAACGATCAAATCGATACCGCTGTCACCGGATTATCCGATGACGTCAAAAACCTCGCTTCCCAAATCACAGCCCTGCAAAATTCAGCCGGAACCATTACCGCTGCTGATCAAGCGTTGCTTGATGGCATTGAAGCTCGCACCAAAGCAATCGCAGACAAGCTAACTGCGCTCGATGCGCTAACGCCGCCTGCTCCACCTGCAGCGTAATCTTACGCCCCTCCCTTTTGGGTGGGAGGGGTTTTAATGCTGTCAGCGTAGCGCTTCACATTTTGAAGGAGCTTTGAATCGCACACGGTGTGGATCGGGTGATCTGACGCAGATGCGATGGATGCAACATTCTCCGCCGTCATCTGATCAGCAGCCGTCTCCATCTGGCCTAGCGACACACTGCGAATGATCGTGATTGATCCGAGATCTACGTCAGTCTTTTTACCGATGAGCGCCATGCCGATATCTGCGGCCGCGTCTGTGATAATCTTAGCCTTGTTGTAGTTCATTAGTAGCGCCTCATTTCAATCGGACGATTGGCATAGCGCCATGGTTTTTCTGGATTATTCCAGAAATAGTTAGAGCCATTTTCTGCATCTCGCTTCAGTTCGTTGGAGGAGACCTTACGCCCATGTTCGACGTAGATCTTGATTCCTGGATCTGTTACACCAGATCGTAGGTTCATTTTAGCAGCACTAGTGGCGCTGCCTGGATTAGGGCCACTCATATTGATCGTAGGTTATATACTTTCCGTTGGTTAGTTATGGTTTCGGTGATGAAACCTTCTTCTGAAAATTTAGATAGAATCGGTAGGATTTTTTCGTAACGTGATGGAAGTCCATTGGTAGCAAAAATGCGCCCGATTTCGTTTACCGATCGGCCTGGTTCATTGGCCTTAGGGAATGCCAGCTGGAAGTCCTTGAATAAATATTTGTCTGGTGGTGCCTTCTGGGATGTTGGTTTCGATTCTTCTGGAAGTGGTGTGCGTGGTTCCCAGAATATCTGTGGAATTCCCTTTGAGATTCCGTCGATTTCGTAGCGTCCAGTGGCATGCTTTAATGGAATCGTGGTTATTGGTTCTAGTCGTGTACCCATGCCGTGCGGTACTGCTTTTGTAACCCCTGCCCTCCGGCCACGCTTGGCTAGTACGAGATTGTAATCCCCCTCTGTCTCCGATGCCCGTAATGAAATAATTGCCCGAGCCCAGTTGATCAGTTCTGCTCCTCCAGCCATGTCGTACATTACCTCATGCCAAAGTCGCTCTGACTTCTCTTTCCCAGTAGCTGGTTTTGTTGTGTGATGGACTACGATGTAGCCGAATGTCGGCGGTTCGTTGAGGCTATTTAATCCCTCACGCAAGAATGTACCAAGATCTCTCCCGTCTGTTACGTCGCCATCCATGAATGCCTGTAGTGGATTTATGAATACTATATCTGGTTTAAATTGGGCGATCTGTTTCTTGAGCTCGGTGAGGAATCTTGTGCCACGGTTCACGCGATCGGTGACTATCCTGACCATTGAGTTCACCTGGTCGACTTGTTCTGATGTCAGCTGTAGGACCTGACGCATCGAGTAGGCTACCTCTGCAACGTCACCATCAGAGTCTTCAGATTGAATGATCAGGCTGCGTAGCGGACCGTTACCGTAGATACCAAATGGCCCTAAATTTAGCGCTAGCTCGGTAGCCATCTGGATGGTCATCGATGACTTCCCCATTCCCGATGTGGATACGAGAATTGCGCCATCACCACGATTAAGATACCGATTCCCGAGCAATATCGAATCGTCTTTATCTTTTGCCAGTGGAAAATCGAATAGTCCTCGATTTTTTAATCGAGCTGGAGATAACGAACTATCAGCAATGCTTTTAAACCTAAGCTGAGCGTCCTCGATAAATTCATCTGAATCTCCGCTAAATTGGTAGGCACGTTCGACAGTCGATGTCGCCTCTTTGATCGCCCGCCTCATCACATGCAGATCTTTAACCTTTTTTATGAAGTAGCCTGTCTGGGCGATCGTAGGAACACATTGACTTATCTGGGTTAGAAAAGCTAGCCCACCAATCTCGTCTAGCGTCCCGGCTTGTTTCAATTCCTCGTAAACTATTGCCAGATCAATCGGGGACTTTTTATTGTAAAGACCTTGGTATACCTCATAGACAAGACGGTTAGCTGGACTGTAATACATCTCCTCGGTTAACCGCTCATCGAGACATTTCTTCATCGTGTCCGATCCGTCTAGTAGGATGCACGAAAGCAAGTACTCTTCGGCCTCTACGCTATGTGGTAGTGATCGGCCTGGTTCGGTTGTACCGTTTTTACCGGCCGACCTGGGCACGCGAGGAGGCTTAGCCAATGGCGGAAGATCTTCAAATCTTACGCTTGGTTGTGGGGCTTGGGGCGGAGTATCGTCTCCAAAATCTACTTCAAGGTCTGAGGGTATCCCACTCATTAGAAGATAGGCTGGAAGTTCATTTAACGTTAGTGTTGCTTGGAAAATCGGCCCAGCCCCGTGTAGGGCTGCGACGCACAACGGCCTACCTGATTTCGGTAAGCCTCAACGCTAGGCGTTGATACACGGGACCGGGAAGTAATGGAAACCTCTACACGTAGGGTAGTGGTTTTTCTGATAGTTGGGACTAGAAAATGCATGATAGACAAAATCACGGGCGTCGCAGCCTGATTGCGGAATCGCATAGGTTCTCGCCACACGAGACAAGCTTAATCGCCGCATTTGTTAAAATATTCTCGTTTGACGGGAATCTTTTTTAATGCACCATCGTAACGACATGCCAAAAGCAGGTAAAGAAGAACTGAAGGCTAATCGGCAAAAAGGGTTGATATGTTAAACTTCCAACAGCCACCAGTCGGGCAGTATATAAGGTTGATTCAGCTTCATCCTGCGGGGGTCCGTGAGCTTCCAGAAGGGTATGCCAAAGGCTATTGGCAGCGTTATGCCGAGCTTCATCGGCTTCTTCATAGTCATGCCGCCACCGTGCTCAATTTTGTGGTTGGCGTGGTTAAGAAGCATCTTGGCACGAAGCACCTCGAAGCTGTAGCCGCGACCAGCACGATTCACGATGCGAGCAATGCCGTTGATTGCCTCAGTGTAGGCGTTCGTGATTCGGAACTCGAAGTGGTTAAAGATCTCCTCACGCCAGTTGCGCATGGCGATTCTGAGGTCAATGAAGGCATCGGCACACGAGTCGGGCAGTTGGTCATTCCACTTATCGTAGCGTGCCTTTGCGTCGTCTACGGTGGCAGCGGTCCAGATCGCACGGAAGGACTCCTTGGCCGCGTGCCCGTCCTTGAGGTCCGGGAATCGGTCAAACCACGTCTCCATGATCATCCGCTTGAAAGCCGGGATGTCCTCTTCGTTGTGCAGCAAGATCCAGCGATCATCCTTCAGTTGCAGCCGACTCTTGGTCGGCAGTGTGAGTCGGTGAGCTTTACGGATGCGCTCCATGGCCTCGTTGGCCATCCGCACAACGTGGAACTTGTCCACGACGATCTTCGCATGGGGCAACACCTCGTGGACAGCGTCCTTGTAGGGCGTCCACATGTCCATGGTAACCACCTTGATTCGCTCCTTGTCTTTGATGCCTGCGAGGTAGGCGATGATGTTCTTCTTGCTGCGGCCGGGCAGCATTTCAACCAGCGTGCGTTCCTTCACGTTGGTCACGACGCCACGGAACTTCGACAGGATGTGGATCTCGTCCAAGCCCATCCACTCCGGTGTCTCGATGTTCAGGCGCTCCAATTGCACCTTGGCGAAGCGTCGGAAGATACGGCGGACGGTCGATTCGTTGACGCCCAGCTCGCGAGCCATGGCCGTGAACTGAGTCTCCATCGAACGCTTGATGACGTAGTCAACCAGGCGCTGGGTCATCATGTTCGTGTCATTCATGTTCGGGATCGGCTGATACAGCGTCTTCCCGCAACTCTTGCACTTGAAGCGTTGCCGGTCGGCCCAGATGACGACGTGGCGGCCATGCATGGGCAGGTCGAGGTATTTCACGCGCTTCGTCCCATTGCGGACGGGAGGCGTCAGGCAACAGGGCGGCGGCTGGGTAGTCGCTCGCACAATGTAGTCATACTGCGTCGGGGTCTCGGCGCGGTTCTCAACCGTAATTCCTTCGAGATTTAACATGGATTTTGAACAACAGCTTATCGTAAATGACAGCGGAGGGCTATGCTCTTTCTGGACTTTGCACCGCGTCATCGAACGATACGGAAAGTCCAACGTCACTCGGCTATTTGCCGATACACTGATGGAGGATGAGGGCCTTTACGAGTTCCTAAACGAATCGACAAGGTATCATGGCGTCCCGCTTACCGTGATCAGCGACGGGCGCGATCCGTGGCAGCTTTTTGAAGATGAGGACATGATGGGCAATAGCCGAGTCTCTCGCTGTTCAAAGGTTCTAAAACAAGAGCTGATGGATAAATGGCGGAGGGCAAACTGTTATGAGATGTCCACAACCATCTTCGTTGGCCTAGACTGGACTGAGGGCCATCGGCTGGAAAGGATGCGAGCCGCTTTGCCTGGCTGGAGGATTGAGGCACCAATGATGTGGGAGCCGATATGGGACAAGGGGCGCATGATGTGTGAGCTGGCTAAAACCGGGATCACGCTCCCTCGGCTCTATGCCATGGGCTTCCCCCATAACAACTGCGGAGGATTCTGCGTAAAGGCAGGTCAGGCTCACTTTGCGCACCTCCTCAGAAAGATGCCGGGCCGATTCAAATATCACGAGCTTCGTGAGCAGGCCTTTCGTGACCGAATCGGCAAAGACGTTTCGATAATGAAAGACCGTTCAGGCGGCATCACATCAACACTCACGCTTCGCCAACTCAGAGAGAAGATCGAAGCCGGTAAAACCTATGACGAACTCGAATGGGGCGGCTGCGGTTGCTCCGTCGAATATCAGCCATCAACCCAAACAACCGAAGTTGGACATGATCATACCACATGACCGATCAACCCAGAAATCTGACGTATCAACCCAATGCGCCGAAATACCGAACTGAAAGCACTAGCCAATCAGGTAAAGAAACGACGTGCGAATCTTGGGATTACTCAGATCGATTTCGCTGAAGACCTGAAAATTTCAAACAAAACACTGGCAAATATCGAAGCCGGGAATAACTGGCCGTCGATGCCAGTATATATCACGTTGTGCCGGAATCTTGGGTATTTCGATATCCCACTGATAACATGATACAATCTGGATCTGCTCGCGATTGGCCGGAGGATTTATCAGATGAGGATAATGGGTGTTATTCGCATGTTTGCACCTCGTGTAATAATGTTTTTACCGGCCATAAGCGTCGTCCTAATACCTGTAAGGCCTGCGCGAATGCAGCCAAGGCGATCTGGGATGAGCTCAGCCCAGAGGAACGAAGTGCACTGATGGCGAAGAATGAGGAGGAGTTCGCACAGATCATGGCAGAGCATCGGTCACGCAGTATCCCAATCTAATGGAAGTCGACGAAAAATCACTGGCAGATGAGCGAGCGCGTCAGGACTTGATTGATATCGGTCAGCTGCAGCGCTTTGAACCATTTACTAGGTATTTCATGCGCAGGCTATCTGAAAAGATGAGAGCCTATGAGACGCGCTTCCGTAACGATCCTGCCGATAAGTGCTCACATGAAGAACGCGAGATCCTTCGGAGGATTATAAAAGAGTACGAAGAGATCTCTGTTATGATGTCGCGCGAAGAAACTACCTGCAAATCACAGCTTGCTCGGGGAGTGAAGGTTGGCGGGCATCCGAATGTTGTGCATGGCTAAGGCCAGTCGAACGCTATCGATGGTAATTGGTTTCTCATCGATGCATACCGGACCATTTTCGGTTATCCCGGTGATATTCGTAAAATGACCTGAGATAAGTACAACTGGTTGCGGTGGCCAAAGCTTGCGGATCTTCTGAAGAACTTCCATCCCACTGGAATCCGGCAGTCTCATATCGAGGAAGATTAAATCGTAGGGGTGCGTTGTAGCCCCGCTATCCTGGAATCTTCGCTCATACATTTTTTGATAATGCTCGACCGCAAGTGCTCCGGTCGTGGCCGTCGTAACGCTCAAACCAAAAGACGAAATTATCTTTCTCAAAACATCGCAAAGGATGTCGTCGTCATCAACGATCAGTATCTCGGGTGGAAGTATCCAGTGTCGGACTAGATCGTCGATCAATTGAACTGTGTTGGTTGGGACCATATTAGGGAAAGAATTTAGACATGATTGCATCGGCGATCTTTGACAGAATTCCGCTACCCATCGTGGTAACAATAAACACAGCAATGCCTGAGTAAAGTGTGTAGCGCATTGTGAGCGTTTTCTTCCAGCGACGAACCTCGATGAGATCGGCTTCGAATTTACGTTGTTGGCGATTTGTCTCGATCGTGGCTTGGATAAGGCGATCGACCTTTTGAGCGATAACATAAAATCCGAGGAGTAATTTTTGGTCGCGCTTGTTGAAGTCAGCAATATCTGACGCCGGTACGCTTGGCGAAAACTCAAAGGACTCCGGTTTTATAAGTGGCGTTGTAAGATCGGAGTCATCGACTTCTTCTTGTTCGGACATTGCTTTTGGGGTTGCTGGTCATGCTGTGCTGGAGGGCGGAAAGATCGATAGCTAAATCCGAAGTTTTTCTTTTACTTTGTCAATGGCTGCCATGCCAGCGTGATCGCCTTGCATCCAGTCCTTTATTTTTGTCTCTAGTTCTTCGGCTTTGTGGCCGGCACCTATGGCCTGAGTCTTTATGAATTCACCGAGCGCAACTGAATCGGTTAGGGTCTTATCCTTCCCTCGGTATCTCCATGATAAGATGAAAAGTAGTACACCCAACACACAAAGGCCAATCACTGCAGCTTTTAATCGTCCTTTCCAGTCAAGCGTTCCGGCTGCCCAGTTAGCGTTCTCTCCCGCCAACTTCTCGGCCTTTGCAGTAATCGTAGCTATCGTGGCTACGTTGGCTGTGTTTGCTTTCGCAAGTGTGGCAGCGTGGGCATCTGATGCAACGGCATGTTCGTGCTCGGCCTTAAGACTGGCGGAAAGCGCCGCGGCTTCAGCAGTCTTTTGGGCAAGGAGTTTCTCTATTTCGGCATTGTGCTGGAGTAGCGGGATAACACGTTTGCTCCACTCTAGGCGCTGTTCAGCTGTCGACTGGATGCCGAGAGACTGATCTACGGAATCACACAGCCCTATTGCGATCAGAGTGTATGGCGATGGATTTGGATCAGCAGCTAGGACGGCTTTGTTCTGACCATTGAAGTCAGCGGCATTAGCGCGCATCTTCTGTTCGGTTTTTGTCTCCTGAGCGTGTGCGTCGGCCATGGCCTGCACTGACTTTTGGAGCTCGATTGATAAAGCCTTGGCTGCTTCTGCTTCTTTGTTGGCCTTCTCGGTAGCGACCGCGATCTTATCGGCTACTTTTTTATTTCGGCCTGGTTCAAAGACTTTGACGTAGGCCCAGCTTCCAACGGCGATTAGGCCAATCACGGCCCATGTTACAGGATCTACTACACCACGAGTTGATTTTTTCATTTGAAGAACCCGAGACGTCTGAGTTGGTTGAAGATCATGCCAATCCATGAGCGAGGAACTGGTAGCCAAGGCCATGGAAAGACGAAGCGATATGGGCCGGTTCCCGGTTTAAAGTCTGGTTTATTATAGATGTAGCGGACGCGGATTGGTTTCTTATCCTCGCTGATAAGTGCAAGAACAGTGCCTTTGCATGGCTCGTGACATTGATCACTCCAATTGTCCTGATCGAAATCAACTTCCTTGCCATGACCTCGAACAAGACCGGTGAATGAGTTGTGATTGCAGCTGCCTTTATTGGTGAACCCGTATTTTGTCTGGGAGATATCCCAGAGGTCTGCCGAAAGGTTTATGTACGATGATTGATTGTTGCAATCGACGGTCGACTCTATACCACCAATGACGTCAGTAAATCTTCCGTATATACCATTGACCTTGGATGTGAATTTTAATGCAGCAGTGTAGCATGCCAGTTTACAGCCGATCGGTTCTTTTGTGATGAAGACTTTATAGTTATCTTCTGGCCCGCAGAAAGATATCAAATTAAGATCTGCTGTGCCGTCTGGGTTCATTTCTTAGAGATGAACTCAAGTTTCTCAATCAGGTCATTGGTCCACTTTGAGGTGGGGACGAATTCCTTAGATAGGGCATGCTCAAATGCAGTCTTGCATATCTCTAGGTCTTGGGTATCGAGTTCAATTTCAGTCGGTTCATCGGTATTAATGCCATCTTTTATCTCGGGAAGTTTTTCGACTAATAGTTTACCGCCCCGGTATATATCCTCGATTTTCTTAGTCCATCCAGGGCATGTTACTACCTGCCTGAGTAGATTTATCGTCTGTGCCTTTAACGTGTACTTCATGTGCGTAGGTTGAAACCAGATTTGGAATAGTTCCAGAAGAATCTCGTGTGGCGAGAATAGATCGTAATTAGGTATCCATCTATTCCAATTCTATTTTAGCTTCAGACTTTCGCCTGTTCACCGCGATTATGGATTATCTGTAGGAGTTGTTTTGGGTCTGGGTTCATAAGAGTTAATTGTTAGTAGTTTTTGCTGCTAAATAGTAAGTAGTCCCATCGACTTCTAACTCAATTGTGCGATTTGGTGATGTCGGGGTTACCGTTGCTGCTGCGCCAAATTTTACCGGCTTCGCAGTGCCGCCTGATGGTGATCCGGTCTGTATAGCCTTATTAAATTGAGCCAGTCCAGATGTCCCATCTATAATTAGGTCGTAGGTGCCTGCCGTTACATTTTTAATGAAGAATGAACTACTTCCTATGCTGCCCGCGATTCCCGCATTCCATTGACGTGTACCATTCTTCCAAGACATATTCTCATCGTCGGACGCTCCACTGGAAGCCATTCGTATTTCCCCCGAAAATACATTCAGCGCCCCGTCTGAATTTATACCGAACGGTGCTCTACATGCCCCACCAATACCATCTATCTTAAATGCCACATCTGATCCAGGAACACCCGGAGAGGAGTACTGCCTCTTTAACTCTATACTACCATTCCAAAAACAACGAAACATGGCATAGCTCCATGCACTATCTGTGGATGTATTAACCACAGCAAAATCCGATGGATGGTTAGTGCTTTTCCCTGCCCCAACAGCCCCCATCTCCACATACATCATATCGCGAAACGGGAGGCCGACTGTCCCGGTTTTTTCTCCATATCCCATAGCCCCTGCTTCAAGACCGTCTATATCTATGAACCGGATACCACAGACACCAGCACCTTTCTGCTGGACTTCAAATACATTGTTTCCAGAAGAAGCTTCTAGGTGAAACCCCTCACTAGTCCCAAGACCAATCAGCGAACCCCCGATAGCGCCAGTTTTATTTAATGTAACCCCCAAGAAACCTGGACTAGCACTCGTCCGTATATCCTGAATCGTATCCAGCACACTTCCGGTAAACGCCAGGCTATTGCCAAGGGTAAATGCTGGCATCTTAGCGTTCCACGTTGTTGCGCTTGCGATGTAAGCATCAGCGATTGCAGTTCCGTGCCAAACTCCTGCGGCAATCGTTCCTAGAGATATTTGATTATTTGATCGGTTTATAGAGAGTGCATTTGCAGATAGTGCATTGTTATAAATACCGAAAGCATCCGCTCCTCCAAGATGGCTAATAAGTGCCCATTCCTGTACATTGTTAGACCGTAGATAAAGGCCAGACGAATTATTTGTTACATCTGCATTAAGGGTTAGGAGGGCATAACCAACTCCACGAGCGTCAATAGTTGCACCTCCAAAGGTTGGCGAGGCGGTACTCTGAAGGTCTTGGGGGGTTCTTAATTCGGACGACGTTACAGTTATTCCATAACCAAGGGAAATCTCCCCGAGTGTATTTGAACCCGTACTCCAAAGTAGACGGCTAGCCGCAATACTAGATTTTCCAGTCCCTCCCCTAACTACACTTAACGAAGTTTCCCTCAGAACATCTCCTGTATCATTAACATAGAGGGGACCGCTTGAATAGGACGATAATCGGAAATTACCATCGGCTGTCAGATTTGAAAAAGTAGGTGAACCAGTTGTCCTGAGATCTTGTGGAGTGCGTAGTTCACCACTGGCGAAAACCATGCCGAACCCAAGGGATATTTCCTCGATAGCTCCAGTAAGAGAGGTCGCACGGCCAAGTAATTTATTAGTAGTTTGTGTGAGCCCAGATGTTGTGATTGAACCTGGAGCTACGAAATCCGTTCCAGCACTGGCCGAGCTTATGGACGTACCGTTACCTTTCAAAATACCAGTGATAGAAGTTGTAAGCGTGATGGCCGGCGTAGTTGTCGCATTAGCAACCGTACCGGCAAAGCCATTGGCGGTAACGACAGATAGGGAGGTTACGGTGCCTCCGCCAGTACCAGCGCCAATGGCCGTACGAAAACTCGCTGAGTCCAGTGTAGTTACGGTATTATCTGCGTTGATCCTCGGAAATGTTATAGCGCTTGGATTAGCCAGCGTGAAAAACGATTGACCGGCTGTGGTTCCACCAAGATTTCCGCGTGCCGTGGCTGCGCTTACAAGATCACTTAGATTGCTAGCAGCGACAAGCTGAAGCGAATTAGTTAAATTGTTTAGCCCGACGTCAGTACTTGTAAGTGTGACAGCTCCCGTGCGTCCTGCCACTGAAGTCACGGGGGCAGTAGGATAGCTCAACTGAGTCCAAGAACCAATGACTGATGGTGGAGTACCAGTTATAATCCATGTGGTTCCAAGATCGGTTCGTATGCACCAGTCTCCTTGTTCTCCAGTAAGTGAAAGCATCGCAGCCTGACTTGCTACAGACCCGAGGTATTCAGAGATAGCAATCGATGGTAGCTGTGATGTAAGGAGCTTAGAACTGGAATCTAGTGTTGCTACCCCAAGCGCAGCACCCATCTCGGTACGTTTTACCTGTGCATCATCGGTAACGCTGCCAAGACCGACATCTCCTTTTGTTACGGTAATATCGGAACTCAATGCATGACCATTAACTTGTCTGGTTGTTGGAACTCCACCTAGACCAGAAAGCGTTATTGCTGCTGCAGCTCCGGCTGGATCTGCGCCTACGTCGGTGTAGGTCGGGGTTGAATATGAGAATATGCCAAGGCCATTGTTATGGAGCCAGCCTGAGGCATTGGAAAGTCCACCAATGGAGCTTAGATTTGTGTTTAGTGGTTGGTATGTGCTGCTTAGATCGGGAATATCAGTGGCGGCGATAACCCTAAATGAAGGTCCGGTATCTGCTCCAGTTAATGGGCCAGCTAAAAATGTTTTCTGGGCTTGAGCTGTAAGCGAGAATGCTAGCGCTGGAGTTGTCGATGGTGTGGATACATTGGTGCTGAATAGCGGAGATAGATTGCCAGAAGAAAATGACGTGACCGTGCCAGATCCACCACCTCCACCGGTTGCGTTTAGCGTATCACCTACTAGAGCGAGATTGGCCCCGAGTTTAATTGCGAATGGGCGCTTGTTCGCATCAAACCCCCAAAGCGTTCCGACATCTGGAGTGATGAACCTGTCTTCGTAGGCCGGATGTGGGCTTACGTGTGTGGCCTGTGAAACTTTTACGTCATCAACATTCACTCAGGATGATGCCTTGAACCATACTTTACGATTCGTAAGATCATTGTAGTCATTAGGTCTTAGAACGCCTTCAGATGTATTCGCCGAACTAGACAATAGCTGCCATACCTGCGTAGTTCCATCGGATGCCTGAACCCAATATCTAACGGCAGGTGCGATTAGGTTTACAGTTGCGACGGCCGCAAGGTCGGTGAGCGACGTAATCCCGATGTCGATCGACGCAGACGGAGCAGCCCCCGGAGCACCGGGCGGATTATAAACAGCGCGTCCTGGTCGGGTTTTCATTTTACTTGTAGAATATTACTACGTCAGGGGCAGTTCCTGGTGTACCAGTTGAAGTTGGTGTGGTGCTAGCGCCAATACCGATACCTGTCGAAAAATTAGCTAGGGCAATATCTCCTACAGGAATGAATATCTGTTGCGAGGCGAGAACAGGAACCCACCAAACTACTGAAGTACCAAGAGTTGGGGTTCCTGCCGTATTATAGAATTGGATGTATAGAGTGGCTGCTGTTTTATTTGCTATCGCCATACCATAAACGCTACCGGCGCTTGCCTTGATATTCGCTACAGTAAGTCCGGTAGCTAGTCCAACTGAAGCAGCATTAATCGCTGCGGTTGTTGGTAGCCCAGCAGATGCGACTTTATTTGTTGTCCCATCAGTTGTCTGGTCGACACCTGTTTTACCTATAATGGCAGATCCAGCTACGAGTACAGGGGCCGTTGCGATACTAACCGCTAGAGTTCCGACATCAGTTGGGAGAGAAACGGGGATAGATGTGGCCTTAGTTGCTTGTCCAATAGCAGGTACTTTTGCGCTTAGCGCAGCTAGTGTTGTCTGTGTTGCAAAGTCCTTTCCTGCAATTGTAGCTAGCGATGTATTGCCGGTATCCTGTTTTGATCCCGTAGAAGATCCGGTAACAAAAGCCGTGAAAGCAGCAAGAAATCTCTTAAATAAAGAGATTAGAGATGCCGATCCGGTGTCAGACGCTGCTGCCGCGTCTGCTGGAGAACCTATGCAATCAGAAGCCGGTGTAAAATTAATCGGGTTTCCGTTTGTGTCTTTGATTGGAATTGTAGCCATGGTGTTATTCTAGAACTATGTTTATTAGATTAGCTGGAATGCTAAAATCCATTTTTTGCACATCAATGCGTTGTCCATATTGCGGACAAGATGATGTACTTAATTGTATGCCTTGGGCTGGCATCAGCTGTTGTATGCTATAACTGAACCAGTGGCCAGAGTTATGTCTGTGAAATGGCCATAGATTGTCACGCCAGCGGTTAGCACTACGGACGCCATGTCGGAACCATTGTTCTCAGGTGATACGAGCTTAGAGAAGGTGCAATTTGCAATGCACTGAATTGCATTCCATGATCCTGTTTTTGCTGACGTATCATTGATAAAGGTTGTTCCGTTTTCTCCTTGTAGATTAGCTACGTAGACAAGTTGGGATGCAGTCTTTGCGCTGCTATGATATAAACGTGTGCTCATAATTAAAACCCGAAGGGTGTGAAGATTCGATTGTTTGGTGAAGCTGGTTGGCCAGGTTGGTTTTTGATGAACTGTAGCCCGTTTTCCGCACGAGCATTCACGGCTACGTCATCGTTGTTTGATTGGTAACACGGCGATGACATGAATGCCCTGATAGCCAGTGGGATTAGGCAACTCTCTAGAAATTGATCGGGAACAGGCAATGTGGTTGCCGCATCGTAGTCGGCTAGCGTGAGACGCTTTGGCCAGTAGGACATGCGGATGTTTATCGAGTAGGCGATGCTTGGCGCTGGCGCGAACCGTAGGACCATCAGAGGTTCGTTACCCTGAGAGTTGCCGAGCATCTGTACCCACCAGATCATCGGAACACCTACCTTCTGCTGCCATGGCCATAGTGCAGAGCCTTGGTTCCCTCGCATCATTTCACGGCGCATGAGATACGCGTTATTCTGATTGGCGAACATCGGGTTCCCGATGATCCGATCAAACGGATAGCGCTGAGAGTAGACGGAATCTCCGTAGAGTGTACCGTTCACTGTTCCGGTTGCCCCGATGTATGGGTTAAGCAGTCGATCAGTGGCGATCACCTGATTCCACGATGGGTCCCCATCGAGTACAACAGAACGGCCGATCTGCTCTTCAGTAAATACACCAGACGAAAGAACGTTCGAATTCTGGATTACGGCTAGTGTGATAGGCTGTGGCGCGGGGAGTAGGAACCCTTCGGTGATCTCTTTAAAGTACGCCGGGAGCGCGTTGTAGACTTCCTGGAGGCCAGTATTTGCTGCCTCGGCTATATCTGTCTGCTCGGTCATCGACAACTTTGTAAAGTCGCCGCCTTTAGAGCGACGGCCGATGCGATGGAATAGTTGAACGATTGTCATCCTTCTACCCTCCTTTCAGGAGCCGGGGCATCGACGTTCGGGAATCCTCCTGAGAACCCTATCATCTGTAGTGCGCGCTGCCCGTCGCCTTCAAGTTGAGCCAGTGTATCCGGCCGACTATATTGCGAGGACCTGGTGATGAGAAGACGAGCGATGGGGAGAAATATGCTCTCGGTATAGTTTTGGGCTACCGGTAGATAGTCGGTGCTGGTTAGATCTGCGACCGCATATTCAGGTGCATCGTTTACGACCTCGGCTACAAGTGTGCCAGGGGGTGCTGATGGGGCTGGTGCGAGTCGAATAGATATAGCGCAGATGTCGCCCTTTGTGCCGTTTCTTAGGTACTTCACAAAATACGCAATTGGATTACCATCAGTACCTACGCCATAGCTCGATCCACCTTGAAAGACCCTATCAAATTGATCGAGCTCGCCTTCGCTAGTTAACGCGCGGAGCGGTTTTGTGTTATTCCAACGAACAGGCCCGAGCACGGATTGTACTGATACAGGAACATTGTAAATAGACGTACCTGCCGCCAGTGTGATAGTTAGTATCTCACGCGTGAAGTAATCCTGTCCAGCAGTCTGGAGAAGCTGCATGGCGCCGTTGATGGCAACAATGACATCCTGCAAAGCCAGCGCGGATGCCAAAGTGGCATCCTCAATCCCGAGTTTACTCAGGAGATCATCGCGGGCTTGGACGATTTGAAGGGACATTGCATTACGCGACCTCGATCGCAGGCTGAGTTTTAGGTCCTGGCTTTTTCTTGAGGCGTTCCGGTGCTAAGCGCTGTAGAACTTCTTCTGCTTGCTCAGCAGTGATTTCTTTGGCTGCAATTGTCGAGATAGGAATAGGCACTGGCTCGATAACCTTCACATGCTGCACGCTAACCACGCGGATGCGCGGGTTCATGTCCGCATTGTTTCGGATAGCCTTTTCGTAACTCTCGTTGAACTTAGATGCGTCGATTTCTTCGCCGCCGTAGATATAGCAGTTGTGGGATGGAGACCAAATAAACTCACGCTGCTTGTAGCCATTCAGCAGTGGTTTACCCGATATCCAGATGATTAGTTTAGCTGACATAAAGTGTAACCTGCCGGGGGCGAACCCCGGCAGGCATACGGACGAACTATGCGTTACGACGTAACGGTGGGGAGACCTAGTTCTGGATAGCTGATAGCGTGACGGAGACGCACGTAGCCGGGGTACTTGCCATTCACATTCTTGCGGAGTTGCTGACCGAAGACTGTGAGGATGTACTTGCGGGTGACGAACGCATCGACAAACCACTGATCGCGCTTATTACGGTATTTGCCGTAGCCGCGGAGCATCGCCATTGCGCCCATCATAACGGTGTCACCGATTGGAACGCCCTTGGCGTTACAGAGAACGATCGTGGCTCCGATTGGGTGTGTCTGCGTGTGCTTGTTGGCCCAGACGCCGGTATTCCAGGTGACATCACCAACTGTCGCAAGGGCCACAGGGCCATTCTGGACAGCGGCGAGACGCTTGGTAATCGTGATTTGGTTGCCGTTATTGCCGGTCGTGTACGCGTACATGCCGACTTTACCTGGGTCGACAGCGGCGTTGCGCGGGTTGACGATGAGGAGGTACTGCTCGGTCGAACCAGGCGAGTAGATATCGTTCGGGAGGAACTCGAACGCGAAGTTCGGGAAGAACCGGAAGTACTCGATATTGGTGATCGCGGCAGCGGCGGCAGAGCCACCACCCTTGATCGCGAAGGCAGCAGTGCCAGCGGTGATTGCTTCGCCAAGGAATGCCTTGGCGTTGAACCACGAACCGGACCAAGCGTAACCGTCTGGATCGATCGGATTGAACTCGACGATACGATGACCGTCGATGTCGGTGTAGCCGCCCTGGAACAGCGGATTCTCATCGTAAGCAGCCTCACGAGGCGCGGCCTCACGAAGAACCTGCTTGTAGTCTGAATCCTGTTTGAGGGAGAACAGACCGGGGGTTGTACCGATCATGCAGTACTTGTAAACCGGGGAGCCGCGAACGGTTGCAATTTCACAAGGACGTCCACCCATTGGCTTCAGCGCCTGCCCCATATAGAGGATGTCGTTGTAGACAAGGCCATCTGCCGTAAGCAGATTAGCCTCAGACGATTTGCCACCGCCGATCAGTAGATTATCGGCCCCTCCTTTCAATACGAACGTCATACCAGCGCGTGCCGATTTCTCACGGCCCATCCACTTGCCGAGCTCTTCCGCTTGGCCGTCGACGAGCTCACCCTGCATGCCCATGTACTCATCGGTACGGAGCGAAGCAGAGGCCGCATTGCGCAGATAATCGCAATCCAGCTCATTGTTGTTGATGACGTCTGTGGCGAAATCGTCTTGATCGATGAAGAGACCTTCACCGGACTTGCCTTTGTTGTAGTAACCTGCACGCGAGGTGATGCGGAATTTGAGGCCGCGATCAACCGACGTGTCATTGATGGTCATGATAGACGCGTCTTTCGACTCGCCTTCGAATTTGGAGAAGAAGTCTTCCGTTTGTTCAAACGTATCGACAGTCTTCTGCCAGAGGATGCGCACCGACTCCGGCGACATTGCTGCCAGCGCGGTAGCGGTGTTATTTGTTCCTGGTTCCCAGCTCATGTTGGAAATTTATAGATTGTTTACCAGCGACATGCTGGCGATGGCGGGCGGCAAGGATGAGTTGGGCGGTGATCTCAGTGCTGCAGCCCAAGCTGCTTACGGAGATCTCGAATTCCTGCTAAGGTTTTCGGTGCATTTCTAATCGCTTGATCGACCGCGGAGGGTTGATTGGTTGGCGGTGGGGTTGTTCGACTGCCTCCACCCGGCAGTACCTGTTTCTTAGGTTGAATAGTAGCGGGGGCCGGAGCAGCGGCCTTAGCCGGCGCGGCTGATGCTCCCTTCCGACGTGGAGCAATATGAAGTTCGGCTGCAACCATCTGGGCTATTCTCAGCGGTTTGTCGGGGCTAAAGTATAGTGGATCTCCGTTCGCTTTGAGGACTTCCTCGATCTCGATCATACGCTTTGCTCCATCGCTTTCGGGTTTACCCGCGAATTCGTAGAGATCAGCGGCTTTCGTTTGTGAGGTTGTAAATCCTCGGTCGTAAGCGGCGGCTTCTGCCGTGGCGCTCTGTTCTGCTTGGCGTTCGAGTTGAACCTGATGACGATCCAGCTTGCGCATGTTTCGATCAATCTTGGCTACGTCCTCGAATCTAAGCTCAACCAGCGCTTTTTCGCGTTCTATATCAAGACGATCAAGTTCTGCAGTGGTCTGCTCGACTGTCTGTGGTAGATCGGATTTAACGGCTGGAGTTTCTGTGGTTGATTCAGGGGTTTTGATCCCGAGTTGGGTTCTAGCCCTATCGACTGCTTCCTCCATTGGCATATCGCGGTTACGCTTCATGAGGGACGCTGCTAAGCGTCCTACCTTATCGTCTGCCGCAAGTCGAAGATGGGCGCGTTTTCCTGTGATTGGTGTGACGGGGCCATCGCCACCGGCATCATCTTCATCGGGATCAATCGTCTCTTCGGGTGTTACTGGAGTCTCCTCGGTAGTCTCTGCTTCATCAGCTACGGGCTGTTCACCAGTGGGAGTTTCCTCGGCTACGGGTGCTTCAGGCGTTGCCTCAACTGGCGATGGAGTTGGCGTAGCGGGCTTAGCCTCACTACCTGGCTTCCACCCATCCGGTTTTCGTAACGTGTCCTGTATTACAGAACGTTGCTCTTTAATTAGAGCCCTGACTTCGGCGGGAGATTTAGCATTCTGAATCTTACTGTTCAGATCCGGTTGCTGCAAAGAACTGGAGGATGCCACAGGGGCTTTCTCCGTACTAACGACTGGTGCTACTACTGATTGCTCGGGTGTCCCGCGAGCTGGACTTGTTTCCATGAACGATTGATTGGAATTATAATTACCCGGTGTCAACAAGTTGTTGGGAGATGTATCTATCCAGCGAGGTAGAATTAGTCTTGGCGTGACATTTAGTTGAATTAAGCCCAATGCGGATATGTGTCCAATCTGGATCTCCAAAATCGAGCGCCGACTGTTGTGCGTAACCCGGATTTCCGGCTAACGGTCCAACGTCGATACGATGTTTTAAACTGGGTTCCTAAATCTCCAGCCGATATTTTATCTATATGCTGGAAACCCCTCGGAACAGTTGATGAAAAATTCACAAATTGCTACCTCATAGATCAAAAGATTGAGGGGCAGTTGGGAAATTTCTATGAGCCATGCAAATTACCGCCTGTATTGCTCCGTACTTATGAGCAGCTAGATGGATTTAATGAAACGCAGGTCGGTCAGCCTGGAGTTATTATAGATCAGTATAATAACAGAAGTATCGTAATCGATTATTATCAACTTAATGTTGGTACGTCTACATACCAGATACCCGGAACCACGCCAGCTCCATCACCATTCTCAGATTGCCTGCTTAAAACCGAGGAACGAACTAATGATGGTACGCTTAGAAAGATACGTAGGACTTATATTAGTAGTGGTCAATTATCACAAGATGATGAAATAAAATTTGGAGGTAAGGTGCAATTACGCACGATAACGTCTCTTGGCGTAGAGCCTGCTACTCCTAGTGGGTGGACGCTTATAAACAAGGGAATTGATTTTATAAATGGTAGGCAGGTATATAAGTATGGTTTTGTACTTGGAGATGGGTTAATAGAGCAGGTTATAAACTCAAGGCAGGATGGGTTAAGAGAGGTTACTAATATATCATTTGGTAATAAAGTTACTCCATCTGGTGTTGTATTAAAAGACGAGTACCGTGAGTCTGATGGGTATAGAATATATACAGTAACATCAATGCAGAGTGCCAGTGGAAGTGACCCTGCTTCTGGATCTTTTTCTTTTGATACAATTGCTGACTTCCCTTACCCAGGAAGAGTTAAGGCATTTACCGAAACATATGGAGGTCGAACGATGCTTGATGTCTTTAAATCGCCTCCTGTTACGATGCGAATAAAGACTACTGTAACGGTTGCGTACCAGACAATCAATACGTTTACACCTCCTTCTGATCTTTGGACTCCTA